ATACCCATCTGCATAAGACATTACAGATGCTAATACTGAACTTGCAGCACCACTATTGTTTGCAGTTATTATACCACCTGCAGTTACACTACTAGAGAATGTAGCAGCACCTGTGGATGCTATGGTAAGAGCAGTAGTTGGGTTTGCACCATTGCCAATGCCAAATGTTATTTGACCATCAGTTAATCCAATTACCGAACTTCCATATCCTACATAATCTCTTGCAGTACCATTCCAATTGAATGATAATATTGAAGCATCTCCACTTGTTGGGACTCCAAATCTATGCTTTGCACCATTCCAACCCGAAGGTGTCAATGAATAAGTTAAATTTGTTCCTGTACCTGTTGAAATATCTAATGCACCTGTTAAAGTTCCACCTGTTAATGGTAGGTAACCACTTAACGCACTTCCATAATTAGGAATATTCAATGTTGCACCTACCAATGTTGCAGCACCTGAAGTGCCTGTTGTTGTAAGACTAAGGGTGGCTTGTTTATTATTAAATGTACTCCAATCCGCACTTGATAATGCACCTCTATTTGTTGCACTTGCAGTTGGTACATTTAAAGTAATTACAGGAGTTGTAGTACTTGTTGCAACTGTTGAACTTAAATCCGTTCCACTTGTTCCTATTGTTAAAGCAGCAACACTTGTAACTGTTCCTACACCACTACCACCTACTAATGCTATTGTTCCACTTGCATCAGGGAATGTAAATGTTCTATTAGCTGTTAATGTTGCTGAATTTAATAAAATAATATTAGTAGTACCAAAACTTATACCTAAAGCAGTATTTACTGCAAATAATGAAGTATAACCTGTACCCGTAAATCCTGCACTTGAATATTGTTTAAATTCTAATGCAATACCTGTAGCACCATTATCCGTAATAATATTGTTAGTAAATGTCTTTGAACCTCCTATTGTTTGAGAGCCTGCTGTTATTAAACCTCTATTTGTAGATGATGCAGATGGTATATTTAAAGTTATAACAGGAGTTGTTGTACTATTAGCAACAGTACTTGTTACATCCGTTCCACTTGTTCCTATTGTTAAAGCAGCTACGCTTGTAACCGTTCCCACACCCGAACCGCCAACTAAAGCCAATGTACCACTTGTATCAGGAAAAGTGTAAGTTCTATTTGCACTTAATGAAGAACCTGATAATATAGCTACTTTTGTACTGCCACCAAAATATATACTTAAAGAATCAGTTGCTATTGATGTTAATGAAATATATCCAACCCCACTTATCGATGCAGATGTTGCAATTTCAATATTTAATGAATTAGCAGTGGTACTTGATTTATTAACTATTATACCTTTATTATATTGTAAATTAGAAGTTAAATTATAAACACCTAAATCAACATTTGCTGTAGCCCCTGTATATGGCACGTAGCCTGTTAAAGCAGAACCATAATTAGGGATATTCAAAGTAGCACCTACTAAAGTTGCTGCTCCTGAAGTGCCTGTTGTTGTTAATGTTAAGGCGTTTTGTTTATTATTAAATGTTGTAAAATCAGTAAATGATACCCAACCACTAACAGTAGTTGATGCTTGATTAATATTAAAAACACCTGTTGTGTTATTATATAATAATGGACCAATAACTGATAAAGAAGTTAAAGCAATATAGTTAGAACCATTTGTTATTTGGTTGTTGTTTGTGGGGATTGTTATAACACCTGTTGCAGAGTTGTAAGCACCGATACCTGCTGCAAATGATAAGGCTAATCTTGACCTTGTATCAGTATAATATAAATTTGTGACTCCTTCAGAAATATTGTCAGTAGTTAAACTAACAGCACCTGTCTGTCCGTTCACACTTATAACAGAATCTGTGTTATCAACCTTCTGCCATACGCCACCATTAAATATAGCCCAATCCCCCACTTGCCAATCAGTAATTCCATTAAGGTTTGTATTACCCGCAACTGAAACAATGTAGTAATATCCTTGCGTACCAACTGAACTTGTTAATGTAGGCGTGTTGGTAGATGCGTTCCACGTTCCTTGATATATTGACCCACCAATAAGTCCATTAATTTGATTCTGTAACTTACCAAATGCTGTAAGCATTGTGTCAGTAGCAAGCACTGTTCCTCCTGTGATATTAACACCGGTAAGAATCTTAGCTGTTACTGATGCGTTGTTTAATGTTACTGCTGTCGCTCCCGGACCCGTGCCCGTAGCCTCACCCGTAAGAGAGGTAATATAACTTCCCGCTGCTTGTTTATTATTAAAAGTAGTCCAATCAGTTGAACTTAAATATCCTGCCTGACTACCACTTGACTGTTGAATTGTAAGGTTTGGCGTAGACCCACCGCTTGAAAATAAAGGAGACGTAGCTGTAACTCCACCTACCTTAGTATTAAATGTGGACCAATCAGCAGCACTTAAAGCACCACGATTAGCAGCACTTGCTGTAGGTACGTTTAATGTAATTACAGGAGTTGTTGTTCCTGTAGCTACAGATGAACTTAAATCAGTCCCTGTCGTTCCTAATGTTAATGCAGCTACCGATGTAACTGTACCAACACTCCAACTTCTATCTGCACTTAAGTCATAAGCAGTACCATTGATAGTCAATTGTCTACTTGTAGGTACATATCCACTTAAAGCAGACCCGTAATCAGGAATATTTAAAGTATTTGAAATTAATGTAGCTGCACCACTTGAACCCGTAGTTGTAAGAGTTATTGTTGCCTGCTTATTATTAAATGTATTCCAATCTGTTGAAGAAAGGTATCCATTAGTTGATGCTCCTGATTGACTAATGGTAAAGACACCCGTAGTGTTATTATATGACAATGGAGCCGTAGCACTAAGTGAACCCAATACAATATATGCACTTGAGTCAACACTACCATCAGCTTTTAAAAATTGACCTGATGTTCCGCCATTTTTAATTAAAGAAGCAGCCGTTAAATTATATATCCCTAAGTCAACATTCTGAGTTGCTCCCGTATAAGGCACGTATCCTGTTAAAGATGGAAATGTTTGAAGTGCTCCCGTTCCATCAATATATTGAAGTGTATTCCCCGACCCTGTAATAGCGATTGTGCCATTTGAAGTCAATGGTGAGTTTGCAACACTAAACGCTGATGGCATACTTACCCCAACTGATGTTAGTCCCGTATCAATATCAGACCAACTTGCAGTAATTGTGCCACCATCTTGTTGGTTAAGTGTTAATGTCTTTGTTGCTGTACCCGTAACTGCAGCACTTACAATTGAATCATTGTATGCTGTATTCCAATTAGCTGAGTTGTCAGTAATATATGAAATAACACCGGCAACAGATTTAACTAAACCCGTGCCGCCTAAAAATGGTTGCTTACCATTAAATGTGTTCCAATCAGTACTACTTAAATAACCATCTTGAGTAGTATTTGCTACTTGAATAGCAAATGCTCCTGTAGTATTGTTATAAGTTAACGGAGATGTCGCACTCAATGATACTAATGTAATATATCCTGCTCCATTTAATATCTGACTATTGTCAGTTGGTATTGTAATTACCCCTGTTGTACCATTGTACGCTCCTGAGCCTGCCGCAAATGAAAGTGCCGCTCTTGCTCTTGAGTCTAAGTAATATAAATTTGTTGCTCCTTCCGGTATGTTGTCAGTCGTAAGACTTACCGCTCCAACTTGTCCATTGACAGAAGTAACTAAGTCTGTATTGTCTACTTTGTTCCACGTAGAGCCATTAAATATTGCCCAATCACCTACCTGCCAATCAGTAATACCATTTAAGTTAGTATTTCCTGCTACATCTACAATATAATAATATCCTTGCGTACCTACACTACTTACTAAAGCAGGTGTGTTAGTAGCTGCATTCCATACGCCTTGGAATTGAACACCGCCAATTAATCCATTGATTTGATTTTGTACTTTACCAAAAGCTGTTAAAATACTATCCGAAGAAGTTATTGCACTTCCTGTTATGCTTAATCCTGTTAAAAGTTTTCCTATTACAGCAGCATTACTAAGTATAACTGATGCTGCTCCCGGACCCGCACCTGTAGCTTCGCCTGTTAACGAAGTGATATAGTTGCCTGCCGGTTGCTTACTGTTAAATGTCAACCAATCAGTACTTGATAGGTATCCATCTAAGCTACTGCTTGATTGTTGTATTGATATGTCAGGATTAACGCCTCCTGTTGAAGACAATGGAGTTGTCGCTGTAACAGATGAAACACCTGTAGCAAGCGTCCAAGACCTATCTGCTGCTAAATTATAAGTAACACCATTAATCGTAAGCGTCCTTGTTAGTGGTACACCACCAAGCCCTGACAATGTATAGTTAGGAACATTAATTGTAGCCCCAACAAGAGTTGACGCTCCACTATTTCCCGTTGTTGTTAAACTTATAGCAGTTTGCTTGCCATCAAATGTTATCCAATCAGCACTTGATAAATATCCATTCTGAGAAGCATTTGCTTGCTGAATACTAAATACGCCTGTGCCTGAGTTGTATAACAAAGGTGACGTAGCACTATAAACAGGTAAATTTATCCATCTAACTCCCGTTACATTTGAAGATAATACCTGATTATTTGTTCCAACTGAACTTAGTCCATCTCTCAACGTCCCAAGCAAAGTAAGGCTTGTAGAAATAGTAGATGTTAATAAAGCTGCGTTGTTAGCACTTAAGTTACCTGTTAATATTATATTATTTACAGCCGTATTGCCCGATGTCAAAACTTGTTGTAAGTCAGGTATAACCGTTGGAATAGTGTACCACTCTACTTGAGTTCCGGTGCTTCTTAATATCTGACCGGCTGTTCCTACTGAGTTTAATCTATCGTATAAACCACCGGTAATATGAGTATCACCTGTTAAAAAACTATCTAAAATAGTTGCAGTATCTGTTACCTCAAGATATGTTGTAAATATTGTGCCATTCAAGATAATATCCTGAGTTGCGGTATTGCCAAAGTCCAATACTCCTTGTAATGTATTTCCCGGAATATTAGGGATGAACAAATTCAATAACTCACTTAACGTAAAGTTGTATGTTATATCCTCGGGGTCTCCGCCCACGCTTGTACCTACTAACTTATCAGCTAATTTGGGTACAGGGACAACTTCGTATATACTAATCTTTGACATCCGCTATAAAATTTTAAACGTGAACTATCTTCAAAGCATCTCCTGTTCTGTAAATTTGTCCTACTGCCAAACCTCCGGCAACAGCAGCAGCATTATCTGCATAAATTGGGACACTTCCTATTATAATAGTTGAAGCACTAAAATTTGCGGAAAATAAATTTAATAGCTGCTGTAACGTAAAATTATAAGTGACATCCGCAGGAACACCATCAATGCTTGTTCCTACAAGTTTGTCTGTTAGTTTTGGTACCGCAACAACACTATATGAATTAATTTTACTCATTTTTTTCTTGTTCTTTTTGGGTTACTTCGCCCGTTTGCATATTAATTACTGAATCAGCACCATACTTCTCAATAAGAATCTTCTCATTGTTGGTAAAGGCTTCAACAATACTATGTGCTTGTTTGATTAACCCTTGTTTTTGTAATTCAAGTTCACCAAGACCTATTTTAATCTTAGTGTACTCTGCTGAACCTGTCTTAATAAAGTCTAATTCTTCTGCTGTTAAATTTGCCATTTGATTTGATTTTTTAATTTATACAAATATAGTAAATAAAAATTATCATTTTAGGAGATACTTTCTGCCAAACCATATCCCTATTGGAATCAAAAGCAACCACAAAAACACAAAATAGTTTGCTTTTTTGTCGACCTTCTTCTCAAAACCTTTAGCCTTAATGTCCTTCTTGACGGAAATGGTATTCTCAGACGACTTAGATACAGTAGATTTTGAAGAATCTACTATGTGTCTTCGTGTTTTCTTAAGCCTAACTGTCGCATTGAAGTACTGCTTACCATCAATTACTAATGGCTTAGCTGTATCAATAGGGACTATCTCAATCTCATCAATGTCCTCTTTAATAGAAATAGCGTTCTGCTGTACAGAAACGCTATCCTTTTTTTCGACAGCCGTGCTGTCAATATGTGTCTCTACTTGTGTCTTGGTAACCATTACCTTCCTTGAGGCACAAGAGAATAGTAAGAAACTAAGTAATATTAGTATAAGATGTTTTACCATTTGATTTGATTGCTTTTAAAATTTGACCCCTGTTTTTACCTTCACTATAAGAAACGTGAACCCAATCAGGATTCTCTTCACTACCAAACTCCCAAATTAATTGGTCAAACTCCAAGTTATTTTTGATATATTCAAAGACCATCTTGTTAGTTACTCCATTTGGAGTGCCATCCATATCAATGTCAATTGCTTGACCTTTGCAGTGCTGAGATGTAGCTGACCCACCAATACACTTATTAAGTTCAGTAGACCTGTATCCACTTGAAATGTGAATTGGGCATCTAAAATTTGCTCTAATAGGCTCGAAAACCTTCTCTGCTAATTCCTTAAAATTTGCAATATGCTCATCTGTAGGCATATTACTAATACCATTACGTTTTGCTGATTCGCTTCTGATTAACTCAGACAAATCTAAATGTTCGCTGATTTTCATTATTCTTCTTTTTTAGTATCTGTTCCTTTAAATCCTTTTACAAGGGTTGTTACTGACTCAATGGTTGTAAGACCTAATGCCACAGCACTAAGTGCAAACGTTGCCCATACAAGTGAATCTGCCGGAGCAAAATTACCTGTAGTCTTTGAGTTGTCATACAAAGTATAAAATAGTACAAACGCACCAATTATACCTACTAATCTCTTGCTTGATGTTCCGCTTTCTGAGGAAAAAAATCCTGAAAGCCATACAAAAATCTTTTTCATTTATTCGTTATTTGTAGTGTCAACTTTAGTCTTACCCCAAAAACTCTTCTTCTCTTTAATCTGAATAGTGTCGTGTATGTATATTGTATCTATTCTAACTTTTATTCCACTAATCTCACTAATCTCGTTTTTAAGGTCTTTAACTTCTTCCTTTAATGTTACAATTTTATTAATTGTTTGAGAAACAATTCTTTTTTCTTTAGCCTCAGCTTTGGAATGTACTTTTTTAAAAGTGCTTTGATTTTGTTTTGCATTATCAATTAGTTTATTAAACTCAGCATCTTTCTGCTGCTCAGCATTTTGTTGTTGAGCGGTTAAAGTACAACCTGTTAAAAAAAGAAAAATTAAGTATCTCATTACTTAATGTTTTGAATTTTACCTAATTGCTCTAACGTGCTCAATTTTGACGTAGCTGCTGCTAATGACGAGTCAGTCCTTCTAAGTGTAATTTGCATTATCTCAACCTTACCCTCTAACTTCTCTACCTTTACATTTTGAGATACTATTTGCTCTTTAAAAGTAGACTTAACGTCTATGTATAGGTACGATATTGCTATCAATACCAAGAATAACGTAGCTACAATTGGATTTTTCGCAAATGTTTTGAAGTCCATTATACTCGTTACAGGATTTAGGTTTTTAACTGCCATAGTTGTATTATTTATCGTCCTTGACCTCTATATTGTTTCTTATAAAGTTTACTTGTCTTGGTCTTGCTCGTTTGTGTCTTTGCCGCAAGTCCCCTTTTTTTTGGCTTGCTAATATAAGCATTGCCACTTGTTGCTTTTGCCATTCCTAATTCTTTTTAAAATTTGGTACAACTGTTCCTACAGGATAAGTTGCTCCTAATGGTGCCTGCGTAACAGACGTCATTCCGGGAATCACTCTAACTGCTTTATCTAATGGAAATGCTGACTCATTAATAGGACCCTCACACTCTGCAAGCGTTACGCCATTTACTTTCTTAGGTAATATCTTACAAGGCATACACCACATATTACTCATTCCACCACCCGGTTCATTTGTTACAACAAAAGTACGGTTTTGTGTAGGTGCGGTTTTCCAACTTGGTGCTTGAACTACTGAGTCGTAATACCAAAACAATGACCATACAGTTTTTGCTGTTCCGTCAGGAGTAATAGTTGGATTGCTAATCAAATATGTATTTACAACAGAAGGACCATCTAATACAGGACAAGTTGCAATTCCTTTTAAGAATTTCTTGCCAAGCACAACTATAGAGTCTTTTGTTGCCTGCGTTGCACTTGCTCCACAATAAGCAAACTTACCAACTACAATTGCTAATCCTTTTTCTTGAGCAAATCCAATAGTTGTTAAACCTAATAAGAATAATATCCCAAGTAATTTTTTCATTGCATTTATTTTTTAACTATAAATTCAGTAATAACTTTTAATGCTCCGAGTCCAACCAATGTAACCAATGCATAGAAGTAAGACTTATATCTTTTTAGTTCTGTCTTTACATCAGATAACTGCTTCTTTACTTCTTTAAACTCACTTATTAAACCATTTGAATCTTTGTCAATGGGATTGCCGGCTAAAAGTGTATAGACATCTTTAAGCATAGCTTTCATCTCAGCCATATTGCCCTTAATGGACTCTAATTCGTCTGCCATAATATCAAGTCTGCTATTTTCTTGGTTGCTCATCATAGTAGTTGAATTACCAAAGTGCGTTAATAAGAGTTGCTGTAGTACCTGTTGCTTTAACTTTTAAAACTTGTACAGGTAAAACTGTTCCAATTGGAGTAGCGTTAAATGTAACATCATCACCACCAATAGTAGTAACTGCAACATTACCTGCACCACCAATAAATAAGAAAGCACCCGTATTACCAAGACCTGTTTGAGGTGATTGTTGGTAAATTCTGAATGTTTGACCTCCTGTTGGAAAAATGTTGGCATTTAAGGTAAGTTGAGTTTGACTATCAACAGTTACTACTGTTGCTGCTGTTGATGCAGAAATATTATAAACAACATCACCTGTTTTTACATTGTCAAAAATAAAATCACCTGTAACGGTAATTAATTTATTTGTTACAACACTTGTATTAGCACCTGTATGTATAAGATACGGAGAAGGTACTACTGCGTTATCCGAAGGAATAACCGCCAATGCTCTTGAAAAAGTTGTTTTAAAAACTGACATATTTTTTATTTTTTATCTTGATAAGGAAATGCTCTATTTAATGCGTCTCTTCTTGCCTTGCATCCACAATCTTTTCCTGTAACCTTAGTTATAGCTTCAGCAACTTTTTTAATTCCTGTTATAGTTGTAATTTTCTCAATTGTGTCTCCAAGACCTTTGCTTTTATTTTGTTGCTCCATTTGATTAGATTTAATATTTGCCTTTACGACCTTTAGGATTACTTGTTGTTGAACCACCCGGTCCTGCCCATAAGTTTTTGCAAGCCCAATACCTTGGAGTTAATTTATCTGTAGCTGTATCGCAACTATGTCTTGCTTTAAAACTTTTGCGAGCAGCAGCAGAGTAATTATTCCCATATCCCTTTGCTCCAAAGTGGAGGAGTTTCTCCTCCCCATTGGAACAGGCTTTAACCATCTTCTTTTTCCCCGGTCTATCCGAAGCAGTAGGACGGTTACATTGCATTTTTGACTTATCAGCCATATCTTAACAGTTTCTGATTCTGTATGCTACGCACACAGAAATTAGTTTCTAAAGTCTCTTCTTGAATGTCCCGGGTCTTGACGTTTGTCTTTTTCTTTTATCTCAGGAATAACATATTCATCCTTTGGGGCTTTCGCCTTAGGAATTTCTGCTAATACCTCTTCAGAAATTTCAAGGTTGTCTTGAATAATTTCATCTTTTGATTTTTTTAATCCGTTTGCCATAACTTTTTTTTTAAAAATTAATTACATTGCTTTCTTAGTAGCACCTTTGCCTGCACCTTTGATAGGTCCTTTAGAAGGAACACCACCTGTCATAGCTAATGGTTTTGCTTTTAATGCATTTTTAATTGAAGGAGCCACCGGTCCTGAAGGCATTTTCATTCTTGATGATGCCGGTAAGTTTGGAGTTGACTTTGCCATTTTTTTGTTTTTTATTTTTTTTATAATGATTGTAAACCTTGTAAGCCTTTAATACGAGTAAAGCTACTTTGTTTTGTATTTTTGTTCCTACCTATTCTGTCTTTTAACTTTTCTTTACCTTCTTGAATAGCTTTAATTTTTCTTGCTTGCTCATTCTTAAATGTAATAGCATCTAGTGTTTCTTGCAGGGTCTCTGCTTTTTTACCTTGTACCATAAATTAAAATTATTAACTTTACAGTACAAATGTAATAAAATTTAATGAAATGAAATCACCTCCTAGCGACTACCTAAAATTTTGGCGGGTCATCCGTTATTATATGAAAGCAAAACACGGCTTAGGTCAAGCTGACTTAGACATTATCCTGTTCCTTTACTCAGAAAGCTACTTTGGAAGAAAAGACTTTGACAGATTTGCCGAACTTGTAAGTTGGGAAGTAAATAGATTTGTTAGGCTACACCAAGAAGGGTGGATTGAAACGTTCAGAAAAGGGCGTGGACCTAGGAGCAGAGCCCTATACCAACTATCATTCAAGGCTACCCGTGTCGTACTTGACATCTATAGAAAACTAAATGGGGATGAAATCCCCACTAGCTTATCATCTAACCCTATGTTTTTAAAAAATGTCTCCTACAACGATAAAGTTTATCGCAATATGATTTTGGAAATGAATAAGTACCAAAAAGCAAAAAGGATAATAGCACGAACAGCTACAAAAGATGATGATTAAATAACAACTACCACATCCCTCTCGGATATAATGGTATATTGAGCGTCATCAATCAGCATCGTAAAACTATGTGCCTTATCGTAGTACAACTCATCACCTTCGTGAATAACACTTACGTCAGTGCCGGGGGCTATCACCATACCACGCTTGTAGCGTAACTGATTGGTATCCTCACCTGACAAAATCAATCCCGACTCAGTCTTAATGTTTTCTTGAACGTCTTTAACAATCAAGTATTTGCCTATTGGTTTCATTTGTTTTGTTTTATTTCCAATGATTATTGTCAGTCTCCCACCAAAAAGTTAAGTCCTCAGTGCTGTCGTTGTAATACTCACCTACATAGTTTGAGTTATACACAGACCCCACATTCTCAAACATTGCCACCGTGTATATGTCAGTGATACCCATATCTTTTAAATACTTATCTAAAAAAGTATAGTTACCACCTTTGATAACACCTGCTTCAACCAATAATACCCTTTTGTTTTGCAGCTTATGCCCGTAAATAGCCATAATACTATTCAGTTCACCTAAGTATTTATCGTCCCAATGCTCGTCAGGATAGGGTACATCGACCCCAAATCCATCACAAATCTCACCATTTAAACTAAGTAAGTGCCTCAAAGTCTGACCAATTATAGACGAATAGTCTGTAGATACAGTTATGATAACCGTATTGTCAGCACTAAACCCATCTCTGCTTAACTCAGTAGCTATGTTATCTATCAAGAACTGCTCGTCATTGAACGATACGTTCAATATTTTTTTATTGCTGTTGCTCATAAGTACGTGCCATTGTAATGATTGCATTAGTGCTTAAAATAGTTACCGCTACACTGACAGCATTTTGTAATGCTGACCTTGTAACTTTTAATGGGTCAATAACACCCATCTCAATCAAGTCACCCATCTGACCTGTCTTCAGATTATACCCGTGACCAACCGGAGTGCTGTCCTTGTACACATCACTTGGTTTAAGACCTGCGTTAGCCAATATCTGTTGGAATGGAGACATCAGTGCATTGCGAACAATAGCAACTGCTGCATCATACTCAGGACTTTGACTTGGTCCTCCAATCTCAGCACTCTCATCAAGTAGTGCCTTGCCCGCACCCGGTAATATCCCTTCCTCAAGTGCAGACCTTACTGCACACACAGCGTCATCAACCCTGTCGTACAACTCTTTTTGCTCAAGGTCAGTCTGACCACCCACAAATATCACACCTATACCACCCGTAAGTGATGCAATACGCTCCAACAAAAAGTCTTTGTCACCTTTCTTAGTCGCTTCTTTGTGTGCGTCCCACAACTGCTTAACCCTTTCGTCAACCATTTTCTCATCAGCTTTAGCTGTACTTCTGATAATAACAGTTTTGTCTTTGCCAACAATAACTTTACTTGCGTGACCCAAGTCACCATAGTTGATATGGCTTAAGTCATCACCCGTCTTCTCGCTATAGTAAGTTGCACCTACACTAATTGCAATGTCCTGCATCAACTCGTGCTGCTTGTAGCCAAAATTTGGCGGAGGCACAGCCACCACTTTCAAATTCCCCTTAACTGAGTTTGCTGCAAGTGTATTTACCACGTTAGTGTTGCACGGAGAAATAATCAACAGCTTTTTTCCTTCTGATATAATTGGTTTCAACACATTCTCAATCTGTAAAATATTAGCTATCTCAATGTCACACACCAAAACCATAGTGTCTTCAAAGACACACTCGTCTTTCTTTTGGTCGTTGATAAACATTGAACTCAAATACCCTCTGTCAAACTTTAACCCTTTAGTCGTCTCTGCATATGTCTCTGATGTTTGACTACGCTCAACCGTTACAATACCGGTCTTACCCACATCCTTATAAACCTCTGCAATAATCCTACCTATCTCTCTGTCATTGTTAGCTGATAATGCCGCCACGTCCAATAGCATTGCACTACTAACCTTCTTTGCCTTACGTCTTAACTTCTCCACCACCTTATTGCTTATGTCCACCATATGTCTCAGTACCTCCGTTCTGTTCATATCATCTTTGATATGCTCAAGACCACCAAGTACCAATCCCTCTGTCAAAACAATAGCTGTTGTCGTGCCATCACCCGCAGCGGTAGCTGTCTTGTCTGCCGCCTCTTTCATCATCTTAACCGCAAGGTTCTCTGATGGGTCAATCAAGTCAATTGACTTAGCAACTGTTACACCATCCTTAGTAACTGTGATGCCGTGTGTGTGATGTGGACTCTCAATGAGCACCGTGTTACCACTTGGTCCAAGAGTTGACTTAACAGCCTTTGACATCTTGATGACACCACTGATAAGTTTCTTTCTTCCTTCACTTCCGAACTGCAAATCCTTGGGTGAGTACCCAATTCCTGATGTTTCTACCATTTCATTAAGTTTAATTTTACTATTGTACAAATATAGTCAATGCGTGGTATATTAACCACTATTTTAGAAAAATTTTTATTAACCAAGTATATATTTACCCGTTAGGGTTAAAATGATATTCTGTGTTATGTCGGTGTCTATGTCGATATTTCACACATAAATGTCGGTTTATGACGATTTTATGTCGGTTTAAAAAAAAACGACATTGACTTAAGTTAATTAGTACCAATGAGTTACACAGTTATCAGCATCTAAATGCCGATAATGCGGAAAATTTTCCTATACTTCTATCTATATATTACTACTCTTCTTATTATTTTTATTACTCTATAATCTATTTAAAATCGACATTTTCGACATTAAAATAATAAAGTATTAATAATCAATAAGTTAAAAAAATAAAATCGACATAAAATCGACATAAAAACTATACTAAAATGTCGATATTGACATTAATGGGCAAAAAGAAACCCAACACGCTAATGTTGGGTCTGTCAAATGATACTATCCTAAGAGGGGTTCTTTAATCCATCTCAGGACCTTCCATCATCTCAGAACGAATGTTACCCAAGTAAACAGCCTCAGCCATACGACTTACCTTCTCTGCATTATGCATAGCCTTCTTAACCTGTGCTGCCTTTTGGATTCCTGTCATACTGTTAGGACGATTGTTAATCAACATACCATCCTCGATAGTTAAACCGGGACCGGCTTTCTTTTGCTGATAGATACTGTCTTGTAATCTAAGTTTCATAATAATTTTTTTTGAAGTTTGAAATATTTCAAGGTAAAGATAAGAAATTTATTAGATGGTTTTAGTGTTTGGGCTATATAGCGGTTTGGCGAAGCGAGCCGTCAACCGGAAGTGACATTTTTTTTAGGGGGTGGGGGTCTGCTTTCAAAATTTCCGTCCGATATTTTTGGCGTTTTGCTTAGCCACTACGTGCCTGCCTGCCTGCCTTACATTGCGTCCCTGCATCCTGCCTGCCTGCATCCCCTTTGCCATTGCCTGCATCCCCTTCGTTAGTGTCTTTGAAGACACAAAGCCCTAAGAAAGAAGGCTTTATCCCCCTCCTATTAATATTAAACTTAAACATAGTACGGGATTATCGAAGCCTCAAGCCCTTTATTTGCAAGGGTTTGCGTATAAACAATAAAAAAAAGCAAATATTTATTTGGTGGAATGGAGTAATAAACTATATTTGTGAAAGAATTAATCAAATAACAATCAAAATTTAAACAAATGAGTCAATTACTATCAATCGAAACGGCTTTCTTAAGCCTGCCTCAAGTCAAGCAGGGCTTGAATTTGAGCGAAATTAGGAGCGTGCAAAGGACTATCACCAATGCCAAAAAGAAAAAATTTGAACAAACTATTGCCTTGAGTAAGTTAGTTACTACGGCTGTAGATTGGTTTCAGTCGGAGGAAGGGCAAAGAGTTTGCACCGATGAGGGTATTGCTTGGAGCAATGAGGAGATTGGAAAGAAAGTTTTTGGATGGCAAAAAAGTTTTTTCTACAAAGTAGTGAAAGCAGGACGCCTACAGCCCGAGGTTATCGAGTCGTTCAATGTTAAGTGCAATGAGGTTGAGGCACAAGGTGAGGAGCCAAATAGAAGCCTTGAGGGTTTATTAAAGTTTGCAAAGCAGGTGGAATCGGGCACCAATGCAGGTGGAGAAGGCGGAGACGCTGAAAGCGGAGAAAGTGAAAGTGAGCCTCAAGTTGAAACACGTGTTGAAACCATTTTAACTTTCACGTACAAAAGCGAAGGCGGAAACGTTTCAGTGAGAATCGATGCGAACGGCTTAGTAAAAACCACAAACAGCGATGAGCAAATCAGGGAGGCAATCGCTGTATTGAATTTCAGTTTACAAAATAGATAACCACTTAAAATTTACCACTATGAACGGAATCATTTATTCAACAACAGGAGAAAGTCGAAGGGGTCAAGTAGCAAGCTACCACTCAAAGCCTTCGCCATTATTTTTAAACAAAAGCAAACACGCTGTCGATATTGCAGGGCTTAAGCCCGCTCAACAACGTAGTGCAATCAAGTTTGAGGGTGGTGAGTATGAATCGAAATTCACTATCGGGTTTGAGGTTGAGAAAAACCAATTAAGCCGTAATGCGGTGAGAGAGTATGAATTATTTTGTGGGTTTGAGCGTGATGGGTCGTGCGGATACGAAGCCGTTACCCACGTGCTCCCTTTGTTACCTGCAGGTGGGTGGAGGACAAAGGTTTACGATATGATGCACAAAGCCGAAAAGATTATCGATGATAGGTTTAGCCCTTCTGATAGGAGATGCGGTGGTCACATCACCATAGCGTGTGAGGGGATGAGTGGTGATGCCTTGAGGGATGCCATCCGTAAAAATTGCGGTATTATCCTTGCTCTATTCAAAAAGCGTGTTACTAACAGCTATTGCAGTTACAATAGCAGGATGCAAAATTCAACCGAGTCCACCAATTGGCACCACAAGTACCAATTAGCCCTTGTAAAGGGTGGATGCCTTGAGTTTAGGGTTCCGTCTCGCTTTCAGTCAGTTAAGCAAATGATGAGGAGATATGAGCTAATGTATGAGATTGTGAGCTACAGCATCGCAACGCCAAATGGCTCCCACGATGGCTTACTTAAGAAAATCAAGCCTATCATTGTTTCAATGTACAACGGCAACGAGGATGACGCCAACGAGGTGTTGAGGTTATCAAAGTTATTCAGGGCGTACATTCTGAAAGGTGAGGTGCATCAAGATATTGCACCATACGTGAGAAACTATTAATCACGAGAGGGAGTGTCTTCAAAGACACTTCCGCTGTCGGGGGATGGTTATCCTCCCTGATGAGTTCTAAAGAACGAAACAGCAACCACAAAAATGTAATCAAATGGAATCAGTAATCTACAACGGGATGACATTTCCCAACGAGCAAGCCCTTCACGAGTGGCGTCTTATTTTTGAGTTCGACTACTTTATGGAGCAAGCGGAACAAAATTTATTAATCAATCAAATCTAATCAAATGGGACAAACAATTACAATCCTCGAGGCTGTAGCTATTAGCGTGATAACCATAGTGTTATACGCCTTACTTAAATCTTTAATTGAACACTTTAAATCTAATTAACTATGAGACAGATAACACGAGACATTGTGAACGCTTTTCAGAATAGCCGTTCACTACGAATTGACAACAGCAGGACGGATGGTGAGAGTTTATGGCTATTCAACAATAAGATAGCAGAAATTAGGAGGGATGGCTTATGGATAACTAATGCAGGATGGAAGAGCAGGACAACAAAGGAAAGATTGAACGGGCTTTCAGGTGTTCATATTCAGAGTGTCAGGGGCAATTGGTTCCTCAATGGCAGGGCTTGGGATGGTGGATGGGTGCAGATGGATGCGTGGAATGATGGTGCTGAGTCAGTCCCTGAGGAGAATGTGCAGGAGCCTGAGTTCGATGTGACAAGCGAGTGGATGCCGGAGGGTTACAGCAAGCCGGTGTATGCGGTGTATCATACGTTATTGGAAGCAGGGTTGAGGGCGGTTGAGATATTGCTAAACGATGTCAATATACCAACAAGAAGGGCGGAGTCAGATACTGATGGTGTGTACCGACCTAACTATTTTATAGTTGTACGTCCTGAGGATGTAGACAAGGCGGTTGAAAAGTTATCTGAGTATTATTGTCTTTCATAGGTTCGGTAAATATACGTATGGCGGTGTCTTTAAAGACACTGCCTCCGTCCCTAAGTGTATGCTTAGGCTGATGAGTCCCAAAGGACGAAACGGAATCTTAAACCGAAGGTTTTAAACCCTTCACTAAATCAAATCAAATGGACACACAAGAACGGATGGAGTATTTGCAAGACGTAATCGATAGATTATTGTACTTGAAAGGTGAGAAATTAACCGAGTATCAACACTACTTGGACGTATTGAAAGACGTTTATCCCATTGACGTAACAATGGAGAATGGTATCAGAGTTTATCACACTAAAACCGAAAGCAAATGACAAGACCAAATGACGTGTGGGAGTGCTCAAGTTGTTCACGCCTGCAGGGACGCCACGATATGTGGTTTGAGGATAACCTTTGTGAAAGGTGCTACGAGAATCTACCGAGGTGTAGAGGATGCGAGACCAAAGACACGAAGGAGATAGTCGAAAGCAGATGTGACGCCTACGGCTACGGGACGGGAGATTGGTGCGACAAGTGTTATGACAGCGACAAGTATCCATATCGTAAGGATAGGTACTTCGACCCATCGTATGCAGGTGAGAGATTGGAGGATGATTATTGAAAACTTAAATCAAATCAGATATGGAAAGCCAACACTATTTTAAAATCTATTACGCTCAGGAGTTCGTTTGGTCAGTAGTCGCCCACACAAAGTGGGAGGCTATTGACAAAGCGTTCTGCAAATTCATCGGGGATTGCCCCCATTTAGAGCGTACAAAGTTCAAGGCAAAGAAAGTTTATTGAAAAATAAATTTGGCAATGTCTAAATTATGTCGTATCTTCGTTCATTATCAGTTCATTAACAAGGGTTCTATGCCTTCATAGGTATTGCCCACAAATCAATTTAGCTTATGTGTGTAATCATTATCAAGCAGACAGGGAAAAAAGTTCCTCAGGAGGTTGCAAAGACCTCAGCACGAATCAATCCCCACGGATTGGGTATTGTATGGCTCGACACTTTCGAGGTAACGTATCACAAATCAGCAGAATACAAAGTATTGGAGACCGAAAGACCATTCATTGCTCACTTTAGATATGCGACTATTGGTGCAGTCAACAAAGAGAACACGCATCCATTCAGATGCGGGAGCAACAAACAAGAGTGGCTTATGATGAACGGCACTATCAGAGCACTTGGTAACTTCAAGAAGAGTGACTCAAAAGTATTAGCAGAGAACTTGGGCGAGATACCACGCCACAAATGGAAGAAGGAGTTAGAGCAGTATGAGTGCAGGTTCGTGTCAGTTAACACGCACAGCAGGACATACCAAATTTACAATAAAGAGTTGTGGACTCAAAGAGATGGCGTATGGTATAGCAAGGACAATGTCATTGAGGACAATTTAATCGCTGTCTACGGCACGTTAAAGAAAGGGTACAGCAATTACCATAGCTATCTTAGTTCCTCCAAATTTATAGCCAAAGGCAACACGAAGAGCAAGTATCCGCTTGTCATCAGTGGACTACCTTACTTGATTGAGAAGAGTGGACAAGGTCATCACGTGGAGGTGGACATATTCAAAGTCAGTTCAGGTGTATTTGCTCAGTTAGATAGGTTGGAGGGTCATCCTGATTGGTACCGGAGGAAGCAGGTTGATGTGACTACTAAGAACGGAGTGCTTAAGTGTTGGATATACTTCAACATACGTGAGACAGCAGACGGCAAAGAGCATCATAAGACATACACGCAGAAGGCAAAGCCTTATAGTTTTTGGGAGAAGGAGGATGAGAAAGAGAGTGAAAAGTATGTAAGCATATTCAGTAACTACGGGTACGAGGAGCCGAAGAGTGTGTTCTTAACAAGTATATTGGATGAGGAGTGTGATGATTGTGAGTTTGACATAGAGAATGAGAAGCCTATATGTGTCAATTGCTTTCACGATTTAGAGCACGATATGTTCGCAAATTATCATTGTAGTGGTTGCGATGAGTGGTTCACTGAGTCTGAGGTTTTACGATTCCGACCTTAGTCTTAGTCTTAGGGTGGTGTCTTCAAAGACACTGCCCTCCGTATCGGGATGAGTTGTCCCGACTGATGATTCTGAAAAGATGAAACGGAAAATTTATTAAATTTAACAAACATTAAAACCACTAAAAATGCAAGTATTTAAAATCAACACGACTGCTTGGGCGGAAGAAGACTTCTACCTGATGACAACCTTAGACGAGGAGCAAATCAAAAAAATCATTCAGCCAATGGTCGACTACGAAAGGGCGAATGACATTATGTATGACAATGACGACTACATATTTGAGTTGCAAAATGCTTATCCTAAAGCAACCATTGAGATGTATCAGGACTTTGATGTTATTTCATTTTAAACCAAGTAAGATGAGAAATAATATAAAAGTTTTTACGGGACTTATCTACTTTATTGGGTCGATGCTATATTTTTTTATAGTATCGGTACCGGTAGCTGTATTGGTGTACTTAGCTGTACTTATAATTTATTTAATTAATCAAATCAAATCAATATGTCAAAAAATCACTACGAGATGACACAGAGTGCTACGGCACAAATCGAAATCGACTTTCTTCGGGATGAGGTAAGGCGATTAAGGATACAATCGAAAGATGTTTCAGTGGCAAGGGAATTGCTCAAGCGTAATGGCTATTACGTTAACAACCTATGGACTACGGGAGATGTCACTCAGAACTACGATTGTAGTGATGAGGTGGCATACGAGGTGCTTGATAGAGCAATGCACAACGATGCTACAATGGAGCAAATCTTTCTTGCCATTGACGATGTGTGTGACGATTTAGAAATCAAAAAAATTAAAGACTAATGGAAAGTAAAAAAATGCCTTTAGCGGTTAAAAAGCAAGTTGATGTGTACTTTCTTATGCTCTATGAGTTTATGGGAGACTTTCAGGACAAGCTAACAAAGGAGTACGAGGCTATTCCAAAAAGAAAAAAGAAATTCAGCTATGAACAATTCGTAGTTGCTGTATTCACTAATTTAATATTAAAGTAAAATGGAAAATGTAATTAATGGCACGCCAAAAGCCACGTTCTACCTGAACGAATTGGCATCAGAGATAGCAGACTTTGTTATCGAAAAAAAATATGAGAATACCGGAGTTGTAACTATGGTAGAGAAAAGGGGTGTAATGGTTTATAGTGGGCATATTCAGTATGAGTATGACACAATCTATGACGAAGTATTTCAATATCTAACTAATAATCAAATCAAATAAAATGGAAAATCAAAAAACAACAATCGAAGTAAACGTATGTTTTTACGTAGATGAGGTAACGGGTAAAAAAGTTTATGACTTTGAAGAGATGGCTGATGAGTTTGAGCAGAAGCTATCCGAGTTAGATGAAAGCGTAGTAGTAATGGTATCAATTCAATAAAATCAAATCAAATAAAATGGAAATCAAAATCATTCAAGGAGTAAAGCGAGAAGTCTTAGAAGATATTTTCGTAACAGCATTAGAGGGAGGCAGTAACTATTGGTACTACCTACCTGAGGAGTCAATCAAAGCAATCCGTAAGGCAGTTCCTAAAGAGGAAGACCCGTACCTAAGCACAGCCATTTTAAAGGCTATTTTAGACCACGATGTAAAGGTGGCTATCAATGATGCCGAAGAGGAAGATGAGGTCATAGGCGTCATTACACGTGGCACTATGCAAGCACGATTGCAGTTGCTTGCAGAGAGCGAAAATAGATGGGCGTTGGAAAGGCATATAAAGGAAGAGGGTGATGGCGACTCAGCAGATGTGGTGTTCCAATACCTAACTATGGGTGAGGTAGTTTATGGGTAATTAATTAAAAATTTAAATTTAAAAAAAATGGAGAAGTTTATTGACAGCGGAAGGTTTATACCAAGAGTGGTGTTCCTTGAAAAGAATCCAAATGAGCAGTTGCTTGACGATTGCACTGATGTGGTTCAGTATAGTGGAGGTGCATACGTACAAGTTTTAAAGTCAGGTGTATTTTATTTAGATGAGAGTTTCAGCAGTCGCTCGCTTGATGAAGTCGAGGTGAAATTGTTGGAAAAAATTAACAAATAAATGAACGATATGTGAACATATTGTCGTATGTTTGTTGTCTTAAATTAAATTATATTATGAAGCACGATGTTTTCAATCAGTACGTAGAAAGGGTGTCAGACTTGTTTGGAATAAGCAAGGATGAAATCTTTTCTAAGTCGAAGAAGAGGGAGTTGGTAGATGCGAGGCATCTTGTGTACTACCTATGTTCAAAGAGACCTATGCAAGTTACCTATATCCAAAAGTATATGAACGAAGCGGGGTATGACATTAAGCACTCATCCATTATCCACGGAATCTCTGCGGTTGAGCAGAAGATTGCAGAAGACAAGGACTATGTCTCAGTGGTGAAGGAGGTGGAGAGGGCGGTTTTTATTTAGTTCAATCAATCAAATCAAATACTTGCAGACTTTAGTCTGAAAGAACTTAATCAATCAAATCAAATCAAATGGAAAAGAAACTTCCGGTTTTTGAAAGGCTATCCGCCATCAACGTCAATGAGCACGTTGAAAAGAAAAGCAATCTAACTTATTTATCTTGGGCTTGGGCTTGGTCAAAAACAAAGACCGAGTGTCCTGATGCCACGTACAAAATCTTAGAGACTGAGTATGACGAGGCTCTTGGATTTATGTGCCACACTAATGTAACCATCGAGGGCGAGACGCTTGAGATGTGGTTGCCGGTGATGGATGGTGCGAACAAGTCAATGAAGAAGATAGCGTATAGTTATAGCTCACGCTATGGCGATAAGCAAGTTGATTCTGCGACTACGTTCGACATTAACAAAACCATTATGCGTTGCTTAGTTAAGAACTTAGCGATGTTTGGGTTGGGGATTTATATCTATGCCGGTGAGGATTTACCTGAGGGAGAGACACACTATAAGGCTGAGGCTCCTAAGAAGACAGCAGTTGCAACAGCAGATGGGTTGACTGACTTAAAGAAGGGTACTGACAATTGGGATGCGGTAATCAAGTACGTAACAGCTAACAAGTCTTTAGGTATTGAGAAGATTGGAGCACAAATTACACGCAAGTACAAGGTGAGCCCTACATTAAAGAAAGAAATTGCTAACCTAATAACAGCATCGTAATGGAAAAGCAAGTATCAGAAATTATAACGTTGCTCAGAGATGACAACGAGTATTACAATGGGTATGGCAAGAACTATTTATCTAATTCAGATATTGGTGTGTTACTTAGCAATCCTCAGGACTTCGGTAAGGAGCGAGAAGACAACAAAGCATTTATGGATGGCAGATACTTTCATCAGCTAATATTGGAGCCTGAGAAGGCAAAGGGTATGCCATCAGTAGACGTAAGTACACGTACTACTAAAGAGTATAAGGCATTCTGCGAAACCAATAACTTACCATTTTGTATGTTAAAGAAGGAGCAAGACGAGATTCAAAACCTTGTTAGTATTATCAACGGGAACATTGCGTTCTATGATGAGATTTATAAAGCAGGTAATGAGTATGAGACTCCGGCAGTTGCAGAGATTCAAGGTATGATGTGGAAGGGGAAGGCTGACATTGTCACTGACAATGCTGTGATTGACCTTAAGACTACGAGTGACATTCATAAGTTTAAGTACACAGCAAAGCAGTACAATTATGATTCTCAGTGCTATATTTATCAGGAGTTATTTGGTAAGCCATTGGTGTTCTACGTTATTGACAAAGGCACCGGAGTACTTGGTATTTTTAGACCAACAGAAGACTTTGTAAAAGGTGGCGAAATCAAAGTAGGCAAAGCAATTGAGGTGTATAACAAATACTTTAGTTCTAAGCCAACGGATGATATAGTGAACTACTACATTGACGAATATTTATTATAATATTGCATCCCCCGAAGCAAGTGTCTTCAAAGACACAGGGAGTCAGGTGGCGGAGTGGTAGACGCAACCGTTAACGGATAAGTTCGTGCAGACGTGTACCTACGGTGTTATATCCTAAACAAATACAGGTTCGATTCCTGTCCTGACTACAACCAATTGTTAACTTAGCCTCAGAGTTTAATGATTGGTATAAATAGACTGAGGCAAACAATAAATTTAAACACTATGGCACAAGATGAAAAAATCTTTGCAGACGGATTCTCATTTAAGAGAAACGAAAAAGCCCCCGACTTTGTAGTTGGGCGATTATCAATCAAGGCAGAAGATGGAGTAGCCTTCATCAGACAGCACGAGAAAGGTGGGTGGGTTAACCTCAACATTAAGACTGCACGCAGTGGCAATCATTACGTTGAGTTGGATACCTACGAGCCAACACAAAGTGGGGCGAAGCCTCAGTCAGAACCTAAACCAAAGGCACAGCCTAAGGTAGAGGATGCCGAAGATGGCGATGAACTTCCATTTTAGAATTGACACCCATTTAGAAACAAGGATTGGGGGAGTGAAAACTTCCCCTTTTTTTGCCCCTAATCCGTGACGAAAATGTCGATGTGTTTTCCCTATATTCTCTATAGGGGTTTTTATATTCTTTATTATTTTTTTAAATTAATAATTGAACTTAAAATCGACATAATCGACATAAGTATTAGTAATCAGATAGTTAGATAGTTTAAAACGACATAAAACCGACATAAGATGGTACATAATGTGACGATATTCCAAAATATTAGAGACACTGACACTCCATTCTTCCGAGACGTACACGTTATACTCGAGAGAATCAAGGAGGGAGCCGGTGCTACTAAGGACTTGGTGAAAAGAATAAGGTTGGAGAAGAGTAAACCTGAGAGACAAGAATTAAAGAAAGGACTTCCGGCAATATGTTTCAGTGGTACATTTAATAAAAGAACAGACGTATCCATAATACAGCATTCAGGATTGATATGTTTAGACTTCGATGGCTATACCAAGCAGAAAGAGTTATTGCACGACAAGGAGAACTTATCAAAGAACAAGTATGTGTTCTCAGTATTCATTTCCCCTTCGGGTAATGGTTTAAAAGTGTTGGTCAAGATTCCGGCAGATGCAGAGAATCACACGATGTACTTCAATAGCTTAGAAAAGTACTTTAATTCGGCTTATTTCGACAAGACGAGCAAGAACCTCAGCCGAGTATGTTACGAGTCGTATGACCCTCTAATTGCGATTAATGAGAATAGCAGTATTTGGGATGTTATCGAGGAGCCTGAGTACACTGAGGTGAGTAGAACAAGAGACAAGGCAACCATACCCATCACGGATGAGAATAAGATTGTGGAGATACTTGTAAAGTGGTGGGAGAAAAAGTATCCTATGCACGAGGGACAACGTAATCAGAATACGTATGTGCTTGCGATGGCATTTAATGACTTCGGTATAAACAAGAGCCTTGCATCTTACGTTATTAATCAGTTTGCTACGGAGGACTTTACACTAAGAGAGATTGGTGTAACCATTGACTCTGCATATAGGCATACAACAAACTTTGGTACTAAGTACTACGAGGATGAGGAGCGTATTAATACCATTAAAGCAAAGCTGAGGAGAGGTGTATCAAAAAAAGAAATTCGCATCCAATTGCAAGACTCCAACTTGGAGAGCGAGACTATTGAATCGGTGCTTAATAAGGTAGAGGAAGAGAATGAGATGCAAACCTTTTGGGACAGAAACGATAGAGGAGTTATAAAGGTGGTACACATACAGCTAAAGCAGTTTTTAGAAGACAATGGCTTTTACAAGTATTGCCCTGAGGGTGGTAAGAACTACATCTTTGTGAAGGTGACTAATAATTTAATTGACCACACGTCTGACAAAGAGATTAAAGACTTTGTGCTTACGCACTTGTTGGAGTTAGATGACATTGGTGTATATAATTACTTCGCTGACAACACAAGATTTTTTAGAGAAGAGTTCTTGTCAATGCTGTCAACGATTGAGATTTATTTTATTGCTGATAGCAAGTACGCATCATACTTGTACTACAAGAATTGTGCTGTGAAGATTACCAAGGATGGGGTAACAACGCTTGACTACTTGGACTTGGGAGGATACGTGTGGAAAGACCACGTGATAGATAGGAACTTTAACATTTGTAGTGTGACTGAGAGGTGTGACTTCAAAAAGTTTGTTAACAATATCAATGGAGGAGATGAGCCTCGAGTTAAAACAATGGAGAGTACGCTTGGATTTTTAATGCACGGGTACAAGAACCTATCATTTTGTCCGGCTGTGATTCTGAACGATGAGGTAATTAGCGACAATCCTGAGGGTGGAACGGGTAAGGGACTACTTATGAACGCACTTAGTAAGATGAAGAAATTGGTTGTAATCGATGGCAAGTCATTTGCTTTTGAGCGTAGCTTCGCTTATCAGTTGGTGTCAGCAGATACGCAGATACTTTGCTTCGATGATGTGAGAAAACATTTTGACTTTGAGCGTTTGTTTTCTGCAGTTACTGAGGGGTTAACTTTAGAGAAAAAGAATAAGGATGCAATAAAAATTCCATTTAGTCGTTCTCCTAAGATTGCTATTACAACGAACTATGCAATTAAGGGTGCCGGCAATTCATTTGCAAGAAGAAAGTGGGAGTTGGAGTTGCATCAGTATTATACCAAAGAGTTTACGCCACTTGATGAGTTTGGTAAGTTGATGTTTGGCGATTGGAACGATGAAGATTGGTGTGAGTTTGATAACTATATGATTGGTTGTTTAACGAACTATATCAAGACCGGACTTGTCAAGAGTAAGTTTGTGAACTTAAAGATTCGTCAGTTGTCAGCAGAGACTTGCCACGAGTTTATTGAGTGGTGTGGACTTGTTGATACGCATCAGAACAGAGAGGTGATGTTACAGACTGACACGAGACTTTATAAAAACGAGTTGTACTCAAACTTTGTGGATGAGTATCCTGACTACGGACCTCGAGGTAGGATGAGCGTGAGTCGAACCAAGTTCTATAAGTGGTTGATGGCTTATGGCGTTTACAAGGAGGGAGTGATGCCACAGGAGGATAGAGACCAACAGGGTAGATGGATAATTATTAAAAGCAAACCTGAGGGGCTTGAAGAAGCACCTTTTTAAATTAAATCAATATGAAAAACTTTATTAAAAAATTAAGATGTAAATTATTTCACAAGCATTATTGGGTATATAACAGGAATCCTTGGGGACAAAGATTCTATCATTGTTCAAAATGTGACCAAGCATTTATAATAAAGTCTAAAAAATAAACTATGAGAACAGCAATGCAAGAAGTCTTGTTATTGGTAGAACAAATGTACAAAGACGCCAAATCAATAATGGTTGAATCTGCAATGAATGATGTAATAAACATAATAACGCAGGAAGGATTGCCAAAAGAAAAAGAGCAGATAATGAATGCTTTTAGTAGAGGCTTAGGTACAGAATTAAGTGATTGGGAAAATTCACAACAATATTATGATAGAACCTATAACCAAAACAAATAACTTATGAAAACAGCAATGCAACTAATGTTAGAAGATTTAGAATTAAGATATAAAGTACTATCTAATGCAGAAATGCTACAAGCGTGTGGTGCAATAGAAGGAACTATTGACTATGCTAAATCTTTAATTATAAAAGAAAAAGAGCAGATAATAGATGCTATGGAAAAAACTGCAATGTATGTATCAGCGGCTTCATTAGATAAAGAAATAGGTAAAATGAATTTTGAAGATTTTTACAACCAAACCTATAACCAAAAAATACCTGAACTTTTATATAAAGATGGTACTCCAATGAGAAAGGTTAAGCTAGGTAAAGAAGCTGAAGAATTACTAGATGAAGCAACTAAAAGATTTAACCAAAACAAATAACCTATGAAACAATGTACAGAAGAACAAGTAAATCGCTTAAAATATTGGAAGAACAATGCTGAAGAGGATTATCTAACAACACCAATTAGTGTGTTAAAATATATTTCTGAACTTGAAAAATTAACACCAATAGAACTACCAAGTGATGAGGAGATAAGAATACAATTACAATTCGCAACTAATGATTTTTATTGGGGTGCTAAATGGATGAAACAACATATACTTAACCAAAACAAATAACCTATGATACAACGTACTTCAGGATATGACAACAAAGCAATGTGGGAATACTGCGAGACGCTTAAGAATGTTGTGACCCAAACCAAAGAGGTAAAGTCAGGCAGAGGTAAAGCTGTAGAGATTAGAAAAGTTTTAAAGTATAATACTGATATGCAAACAATAGCAAACATCATTGATAGTGCAAAGCATTATAGAGAGTCGTATGAGGCAGAGGAGAAGGGTAAGGTAATACTTAGGGACTATCAGGTTGATATTGTCAACAAGGGGTATAAGATAATCAGCCAATATAGATTCTTATACCTTGCTATGGAGGTGCGTACCGGTAAGACGCTAACAAGTCTTGCTATAGCAAAGCTATGCGGAGTAAAGAATGTTTTGTTTATAACAAAAAAGAAAGCAATTAGTTCAATTGAAGCCGACTACACTGCGTTAGACACTAACTACTCCCTATGTGTTATCAACTATGAAAGCCTACACCTCGTTATGAGCGACAAAAAGTGGGATATGGTTATCTGCGATGAGGCTCATAGTATGGGAGCATTTCCTAAACCAAGTCAAAGAAGTATATTGGTAAGAGAAGTTTTAAGAAGATGTCAGCCATTGGTGATTTTATTATCAGGGACACCAACACCCGAGTCGTACTCACAGATGTACCATCAAGTGTATGGTATTTACTCAAATCCGTTTAGGGAGTTCCAAAACTTTTATAGCTTTTGTAAAATGTATGTCAATGTAAAGCAACGAAAGATTAATGGGTTATTTATAAATGATTATGGTGGTGGATTGGATACCATACTTAAAGCGATGGAGCCATACACGATTAACTACACGCAGGCAGAGGCAGGGTTTAAGGCAGAGACCAACGAAGACATACTCGAGGTTGAGATGAGTGAGTTGACTTATAAGATTATAAAAAAATTAAAGAAAGATTTAGTTGTAGAAGGAAAAGAAAATATAATTTTAGCAGACACTCCTGTTAAGTTGATGATGAAAGTGCATCAGTTGTGCTCAGGAACAATTAAATTTGAGAATGGAGAGTCGATGATACTCGACTTGACTAAGGCTGAATTTATAAAGAAAAGGTTTAAAGGGTGCAAGATTGGAATCTTTTATAAGTTTAAGGAAGAGTATAACGCACTTAAAAAAGTATTCGGTGACGACTTAACTTCTGAGTTAAGTGTCTTCGAAGACACTGACAAGAGCATAGCATTGCAGATTGTAAGTGGACGTGAGGGGATTAGTTTGAGGCAAGCTAAGTACTTGGTTTACTACAACATTGACTTTAGTGCTACGAGTTATTGGCAGAGCAAAGACCGGATGACTACAAAGGAGAGGCTTGAGAATCAAGTGTATTGGATTTTCTCGAAGGGTGGCATTGAACACGACATCTACAAGGCTGTCACAAAGAAGAAAGACTATACAATTAACCACTTTAAGCAAGATTTTTATCTATGACACCAATAGAGGAAATATTTAAAGCATTAGAAACACTCAATCAAAATGACTTTATTGATTGGTTATTAATAAACAAACAAGCACTAATTGAAAGAGCAACAAATACAATCAAAGAAGATTAAAGAGTTAGAGGCTCAGGGCTATTACGTCATCAAACTTACAATGACAAACAAGAATGGAATACCGGACTTGCTTGCCATACCAAGGAATAGTGACGTGATATTTATTGAGGTCAAGGCAACGAATGGTAAGCTATCTAAGTTGCAAGAGTACCGGTTAAAAGAACTACAAAACCACGGAGTAAAAGTGGAAGTATTTAAAGGAGAAGAAATCAAATCAAATGACAAAGAAAAAAGAAAAGTGGTACAAAGGAAAAGGGGCGATGCAGTTATTCAAAAATGAGAACTTAATTAGAGAATATCGTTACACTGATACATATGACAGGAAAAGGATGTATAAAATATGGATGTCTGAAATTAAACCAAATGGGATAGACTGCTATGAATTAATCATCAAACCTAATATAGATGTAGATATTGACTAAAAATACTAATTTTGGAATATGGAAGACAATGTTAATAGCGAAAATTCACGGGCACAACGTATCTGCTTTAGGGTACTTGAGCAACATTCGCTGTTGAATAACATATACGAAAATTTAGTAGATAGAGAGTTTTTATCTGCGGATAAAGATATTAGAAAATTAATCATAGACCTTAGACTAATATTAAAATCAATGGAAGATGATGACTTTTGAAACGGAGACAGACTTAATCAGGGAGAAAAAAGCAATTGAACTATTCGTCAGCATCTTTGGAGGTTCATTTAAAAAACTAGACCCACAGGACATAGACTACAAGGTCTTTGATAAAGAGAAGAATCTAATAGCCTACGCAGAGGTTAAGGGTCGTATCCGTACAATGCACAACGCATACCCGCTTCCACTATCAGCAAGAAAGTTAGTTAAACTTATAGACAAAAGAATTATGCCCGTACTTATATGGGCGTGTGAAGATGGTATCATCTACGGTAAAGCCAATAAATTACAAGGAGAGATTAAGTGGGGAGGGAGACCTCCCCGTGAAAACTCATTCTCGGACTTAGAGATGATGGTGTACTATGATAAGCAAAAAGAACTTAAGTATGTTAGGTTCGTTTAGCTTCTTTTTTCTTTATAATCTTTTCTTGCTTTAGCATTGCAGCAGTTGGCTTCTTTCCACTACCTGCATTAGCACGGATGTTATCCCACAAACCACGCTTTGATGTAGAGCCATCGGCTCTCTTAATCATTTTTAAACCTTCTTTCATACAATTTATATTTAATTTTTACCAAATTTACTTGTTCCAAATCCACCTTTACTTTTACTTTGCGTTCCACCAAATCCTGAAGAGCCAAATCCTTTTTTAGATTTAGGAGTATAGTCATACATCTCATCTTTCATTGCTCTCTCCAAGCTATCTTTTGTTTTCTTAATAGCTTTTTCTGCTTGCTTTGCATCAAAGTCAACAGCGTCAGGTCCGAATGTTCTATACCAAAGGTCGTAATCATAACGTTTCATATCCTCTTGGTTTTTAAATCCTTGAAGTTTTTCAGATTCAACTTTCTTTTTATCTCCTTTAGTCTTCTCAGCTTTCTCAAGGTCTTTATACATATCTTTCATTACAGCCTTACGAATATCTTTATACAAAGGAATAAGACCTGCATTACCTAATACCTCAAGAGGAACCCTTACCTTAAGTTCTCTTTCACTCCTCGCAATAGCTTCTTCTTGTACTTTTTCTTTCTCTGTTGCTTTTTTAAAGATAAGAGCAGCAGTATTTAATGCAGGTGTATAAGAACCTCCCATATTCATAAGCAGTTTACCTAAATCTGTTTGTCTGCTATCGTCTCTTGGTATTAATGTATAAGCAATACCGTCTTTATACGGGTCATATTCTCCCTCTCTTAAAAAATCAAGGTATTTTTCATTTGCTTCTTCTATTCCATAGTTTAATACATTTTTAATAGCATTACCAAAGTCTCTTCCAATCAACAATGAACTAAATGCAGAAGCGAATGCTTGACCAAGTTTCTGCATAAATGACTTTTCTGTTTCAGGCTCATCATCATCAAAGAATAATCCCATAAGACCTGTGCCCATCATTTGAAGAACTAATCCATACAAAACCATACGTGTTGCAACCGCTCCAAGAACAGCACCACCTTGTTCCTTAGTCAGTGAACCGTTACCAACCGCTGCATTAATAGCTGTACGTGCTGTAACGTATTCAAATATCAAGAACTTTGTCATAAAGTTATTGAAGTTATTAAATGCTTTTAATGAAGAACTTTGGTCAGGCTTTACAGTTCCCTTTAAGATTCCCATAAATGGATTGTCTGTAGCTCCAACCATTACAGACCTTTCATCTGCAAGCTCGGTAGCTTTATCAAGAGCCTCTTTATTTTCTTCCATATATGCCTCATCATTTGCTGCAATCTTATCAAAGTCAACTTCTTTGCCTGTTATATTTAAAAATTGATTAGCAAATGCTCCAAACCACATAGGTCTCATAGTAACCTTATCCGGTGTAGATATTAAAGCATCAGCCTGAAGCTCAACTGCATTAACATATTTCTTACCGGATAAGTTATAAATCTGCTGAATTTTATTTTTTACAGGATTTTTTGATACAGCACCTCTAATACCGCTTGCTTGACCTAATATTGATGTATCGACTAATCTTCCTGATAATGTATCTGTAGGGAATATTCTATTAGTTTGTTTACTTTTTAAGTTCTCCATTATCATAGGAGCATCAGAAGACATAATAACACCTCTGTATTTTACACCTGTAGCAAGTGCTTTAGGGTCACTAATTACTGCAAAGCCAATGTTTGAACTTAACTCAGATATAAACCTACTTGTTCCTGCAAGTACTGCACGGTATCCTTGTCTGCTTATATAATCAGAAGCTATATCAAAAAATGAATCTTGAGTAAATGTATTTGTCAATAATCCTTCAATAGTTTCTTCAAATGCAGCATTGATAGCATTTATTATTTGTCTTTTTTCTTTAGGCACTCTTCCTTTGCTTTCTAAATTAGCAATGGTGCCATTGATTGTCTTACGAGCTGTACGTATTGGTCTTGTTAAATTGTAATCCATCAATACAAACTTAGCACCACGCTGAGCACTTGCAAATACGTCAAAGTTCAATGGAGATACTTTACCTGTTCTCGCTATCAAAGACTTTGCTTTAGTAGATGGTCTCATCGCATTGTTATACTCAGTTACAAACGCACTGCCTGATGTTAAATCATTTGGCTGATACTCGTGTAATACATTCAAGTGCACATAGTTATTCAATGGGTCAATCCTATCACCACGAATAATAGCTGCAGTAAATTCAGCCTTCTCTCTTAGTGATTCGTTTATACCACGAATATCTTTAATGGCATCTTTCTCAGCTTGATTAAATGAATTATACAATTTTTCGTTGTCAATGTTGCCATCAGGAGCAAATTCATTAAGTATTTTTTGCAGCATTTCTGCGTCACGTTCTCCAAATCGAGACTTGCCTGCGTCAATATGCTTGATGGTAGCTTTTAAATACTCAGATGCAGGATTTACTTCTTTATTCCCTTTGTTAGATTCAAATTCAAGCTGAACCATATAGGTCATCATCTTAAACTTAGACATTGTTGTCTTATTTGGGTCAAGTTTAAATGACTTTGAAACTTTTTGCTCTGCTTTCTCTAATATGTTTTGAACTCTATTTAATTGATTTTTAAATATAGCAACAGCTTTTGCAGGCTCATTGAATAATGAATTAAATATTTCTTTCGTTTTAAAGTTTCCAAATAATTGGTCAATATAAAATAAAGGGTTTCTTCTAATCATTTCTAACACACCTGTTCTTCCTTGCATTGCAACTGCAGCTTTTACTTTTGAATACAACTGAGAAAACTTATACATCTTGCCTTTCTCAACAGCGTTAGTTAAAACCTTATCATTATTAATTCCATCTAACTTCTCTAACATTATTTCTCCGTAGTGAGGTAAGTAGTTATTGTTAATGTTATCAATAACTTTAAGCAGGTTTTTTAATTCAGTATTGGTTAAGCCATCTACTGCGTCAGTACCAATAAGTCTGCTTAATTCTTTTACTGTATCTCTTTCATCTTTAGTAGAAAGACCGGAGCCATCAATAGTAGATTTTTTTACTGCATCAGTTAGTTCTTTTCTTTCTGTCGCTAATTCATCTTCAGTAAGTTCAGTCTCTTCAACCTGAGGAGCAATGTCCTCTTTATATTTACGCATAGTCTCTGCTTCCTTCTCGTCAATCTCTTTACCGTCAAGCATTTTTTTAATTGATGCTGCGTAGTCTAACTCGTCATCTTTAAATACTTTATTCTCAGAAGCATTGAATCTATCAGCTAACTCATCAGCTTTTGACTGCTCGTTGTCAATCTCATCAAGAATTGCTTGAACATCTTTAGTCACTGCAGACTTCTCGTCAAGCGTAAGCACTGCTTGTCTTGCACCAAACATATCAACTAATTCTAAGTAACGACCAAGATATTCATTAGGTATAAGTGTTGGGTTCATCGAAAATAATTGATTTAATTTTCCAACTAAACCATCAGCAATACCAATCTTTGTAACAATATTTTTCTTAGCCATCTTTAATTTACTCTTAGCTACGTCAATCTTATCAGCATACTCTGCGTTTGCAAATACTTTAGCCATATAGTCAACAAAGTTTGACACTGAAATCTCATTAAGCATATTTACTTTGCCAAATCTTGATACAATATTAGCGGCTTGGATTGATGTAATCTTTCCTTTTGATGCCATTTCTCTAATATCCTTAGCTAATTCCTTAGCTGCATCTCTTGATAAGTCTCTAATTTGCTTGATGACAAGCATCTTTTCTTCTCTTGATATATTGGTAATATCTTTTAATGCACCAAGTACACGCCCAATTGACACGGCACGCTTGGCACTAACTCCCATTTTAAGCCTACTCTCACGCTCCATTATCTTTTTCTGTGCATCATTACTCTCTTTATAAATATCTGAGTTTCTAATAAACGTATCTAAGTTAGATACTATCTTAGCGTCAGCTATATTTCTTGATTTTTGACGTGCAATTAACTCATCAGCCTTTACCATTAATGCATCATACTGAGATTGAATAGGAGAAATTTGACTAATGGCATTGATACCATCAATTACATCACGACTATTTACATTATTATCTTTGGCGACTCTTTTAATTGCATCTTGCAATACAACACCTGCATCAACCAATACCTTAATTGCCTTAATGATGGTCTTCATTATGGGCAATGCTATATTTACACCAAGATTTTCTTTTTCAAACTTGTCAATATCCTTAATTACTTGGTCAAGGCTGTTTGAGATTTTCTTTAATGTAGTTTTATCGTTAGGGTCTAATGCAAGTAAATCATCTAATGCACCTGTTACTTGTTCTTCCACTGTAGGCTGAGCCTTTGCTTTAGCTTTAGCTTTTTTAGCTTCAACTTTAGCTTTTTCTTTAGCTTGCTTCTTTTGCTCTTTATCAAATTCTTTCTTCTGAATTTTATTATTCTTGTCAGCAAGTGCTTGCTTGGCTTCTCCTAATGTCTCAAATCCATCAAAATTAATCTCATTACCATCAATATCTGTTGCAGTAAATGAGAATATTTTATCTTCATCAGTAAGTTTCGTTATTGTTCCAATAGGTTCACCATCTATATTACGTGCTTCAACGGTAAGTGATGAGATATATGTTACAGTTCTTCCGCTATCAGTGTCTTTTTCATCTTCAATATAGTCTATTGCGTTGTCTTTTGTAAACGCATCATTCTTAACATCAGACACTTTCATAGGAACAAACTGCTCTTCTTCTATCATAAGTACAGCTTCAGCTTGAACAGGTTTATAATCTATTAAAGATTGTGGAGCCTTACCATTATTGCCTACGTCCCATTGTGATTTATCAGCAGCATCTACATTATTTTTAAATGCTTCTACATCATTCATAAATGATTCAGCAAGTGTAGACTTTGGATTGGTAAATCCATCGTAGTATAAGTCGCTTAATCTTGCAGCCTCATCTCTTAAAGTATCATCTACATTGGTATCTCTTTGAATCTCGTAAAAATAATGACCAAGCCCATCAGGGATATTCCATCCAAGACGAGCACGTACTGCATCTAATTTTTGTTTGGCTGTAGCTTTTTGTTTTTCATTTCCGGTAAATCCTTTGATACCATCCTTAGCCAAGTAGGCTTCATTGGTAATCACTTGAATTTCTGCAATCGTACCATTAGATGTACGAATCTCAATAAGTCTTTTTGGATAACCTAAGTCTGTAGTCTCGGTAATTCTTCTTACTCCTGTATCACCCGGATACTTCTTGTCAATAATTTTAAATACTTTGTCAGCATTAGCGTCAGTATCTACTACTATATTTACACGTGAGCCATCACCAAGTTTTTCGGTAAATGCATTATACCACCTGATAGCTTTAACAGATGCACGCTCGGCACGTTTGATTGGGAATGGAGATATGGATGCATCAACTTTAGAGATAGCATCTTGAGCGATACCCTCTACCTCAGCCTTAGCGTCTTCGTAAAGTTTTTTATTTGCCTCAAATGTACGTTGTACAACGGGCTGTACCTTTTTAATTAAATCGTTAAATCTAGTTTGGTCTTCAGGAGATAATTTTTTGCCTTCTTTTTGTAAGTCTATTTCTTTTTGACGTAAGTCAGCAAGTTCAACTGCAAGTGTTTCTACTTTTGTGGTTGATTCTTGGAACGCTTTAAGAACGTCACTCCTATCGTATTGTCTTGTTTGGTCATCGGTGCCTTCATTGGTTGCTCCTTGGTAAGAAGATTTCTTGATGCGAATGTCGAGCGAGCCATTTCCATTGCTTCCGAATACGGAAAAGACAGCGTTTTCTGTTGATTCAAGTCTTGATTTGTAATCTCTTTTTCGTTCTTCATATTGTTCATCTTTAGTTAAATTAATATCTTGGTCTTGCGTAAAAATTACTGATACCTGAAGTTCATTATTATTTATATTAAATGCACTAATACCATTGTTTTCTAACTCTACAGACAGGTCTGACAATTGTTCGTCAGTTATTGGTTCAGCAAATGTATAAATAATTTGTGGATAATTAGTTAATCCATTACTATCTTTTTCAGAAAGAGGTGTATTTATTTTGCCATCAACCCATTCATCGTGCAACTCTGATTCAGTTTCTAATATAAATGCATCTTGAGAATACTTCTCTGCAAAGTCAAATAATAAATCGCTTAACTTTTTAGTATCAGCCTGAGGACTAACTGACAAAGTCATATTGAACGATGGTTCAAACTTCTTATCCCATAAACCACGCTTAGTATCTTTAAACTGAACAGCCACACCATCCACTTGTGCAACTGAGTCGATAATCTCCTGCTTGGTATCATTTAATATTTGAGTCTCCGCAGTTTTTATTTTAGCAAGAACTTTAGGGTCTTTCTTTTTAGCGTATTGCTTAACAAGTTTATCATAGTTCAATGACAACTTCTTAATCCTTTCAGTAATTGGACTAAATCCACGCACTGTAGCCGGAGTAATAAGGGCAGAGACGTCTCTAACAAACTTAGGTGCTTGTGTCTTTGAAGACACTTGCTGTGATTGTTTCCATTTCTTAAACCCTTCTATATCTGCTTTATTACCTAAGATATGAATTTGTTCGCTATTTGGTACTGAATATATCTTTTCCCCACCCATTACCTCACTTGTTGTTCCATCTACTCCTTCATTCAAAACAAATCCTTCTCCTAAATTATTTACATTAAGAATAACCGGATATAAATTTTCTCCATATTGAACGTTATCTTTTGTTTTAGAAAAATCAAAAAGATTACCTGTTTCTTTATTTCTTTTGGTATCATCAAACTCTTCAAACTTTTCATTGCTTCTATGATATACTATGTCTTTTACTTTGCTATTTGGAAATATAGATTTAAGATAATTTGCATATTCTTGTTCAGTTCCTATATCTGATAAATTATTATTAGTATTGTGAACCTCTTTAATTGGTGGCGTTACTTCTTGCGTCCCACTTTCAGGAGCGACTTCTTGGGTCCCTGTGGCAGCGACTTCAAGTCCTTGGTCTCCTTCGACCACTTGCTGCAATCCCACTTCGGGTTGTTCTGTGCGTAGCACGCTTTCATCTGTTGTTTGTTCTTGAATGGCATCTTGTTCTGTTTTAATTGGTTTACCAATAACTTTATATGTAGTAGGTTTATATGGGTCTTCAGGCTCTACCTCTTCAACTGAAAACTCAATCTTTTTATATGTACTTGAAAGGTTTTTAATTATACCTTCTGCTTGTTCTTTAGTTATATCATCCTGTGCAAGTTCAAGATTCCCGTCAGTAGATTCCATAAAATTATACTCTGCACTACCATAAGCTAAAGTCCTTGGCTTAGATTGCTCAAGAATATTAATAGTTTCTACAAACTTTTTATTGTTAGAATCTACTTGCTCTACTTTCCCTTTTACATCTTGTATTGACTTATCTAACTGCTCTTTTTCCTCTGTTGTTGTAGCCCTTGCTCTTCTTCCTAATAAAGCCGTAAGCACACCATTCATTATTGCACCAACAGTTCCGCCAACTGCAGAAGCGTTACCAACACCGTCAAGTATTTCTTTTGTCGTACCATAAATTTGATTGGCACTTACATTCTCATATATATTCTGAATACCTTCAGTGATGGCTTCTTCGGAACCGCCAATAACCGCTCTTTTTAAAATTTCAACTCCTTTATTCCCTACCAACGCCCTGTCTAATCTCTTAAACAACCCGTCTACAGGAAGCATTTCTATTGGGTAGGAAACCAACGCATTTTGAATAGCATAAGTTAATGCTTCATTTTCTGTAGCCCCTTCATTTTTAGCTTGCTCATAAGATGGTGCAGCTACTTGAGAAATTGTTAACGCACCTTGAGGCGTAGCCATTCTTGATGCCAACCCCTTACCATAGTTTATAACTGACTCAAGTTTTGTTCCTTTCTTTGCTGCAGCCATAGCTACTGTTTTGGCTCCTCCTGCTGTAAATCCTGATAGAATAATTGGAACCATTTCACCAATAGCCTTTGCAGTTTGTCCCCAAAAACCACTTGAAATATCTTTATCCGTTGGGATTACTTCATCTAATAATTTTTTGTATTCTTGAGCACCCTTGTATATGGTAAACTTTGAAGCATCGGACTCTTCTACTGCTCCCGTCTTGGCTATTAAATTTTTTATTCCTGCAGTTGCTATTGATGCTGTTTCTAAAACATCTGCAGGGAATTTAACCGCACCCTTTCCTGCCGTCTTAAGTAAATCTCCTACAATATACCCAACGCCCTTACCTTCAAACTCGTCTGCGGGCTTATATTCTTTTGTTCTTTGCAAACCCGTCATCCCCATTGGACCAACAATAACTGTTTCAGTAGGTTTTTGTGAAGCCAAAGAACCATTTGCCAAAGGAGATTCCGTACCGACTTTTTTTTTACCAACTAAAGATGAAAAGTCATCAGGCGTTTTTTGGTAACCTTTTTCTTTTACGTATGAATACATATCGTTAAAGACTTCATTATCGCTATGAAGTAACTGAACAAACTCTCCTTTACTTTTTGCATAACCTTTTGAGACTGCTCTACTATATAAGTCATCAATTACTTGTTCGTCCATTTTTTCAATTTTTATTTGTTACCGTAATCAACCCCACCACCACCTGAACCACCTGCCGGTGCTCCATTAACTTTTATAAATTGTTCAAGGTCTGCTTTTGCTATTGCAGCTTCATCTTTCTTTAAGTTTGCATTATAAGTAAATTTCTGACCATTTGGTGCAGTAACTTCAACATCATTTCCAAAAGGACCTCCCATATCGGTTACTTTAAAAGAAGGACCCAATAAACTTTGTAATGATTTAGTTGACGGTCCTGACCTTACGGTAAACAATTCAGGCAGTATATTTACTACAGGAGCAATTCCTCCGCCTCCTGTTCTTGTAGCTTTAACGTCTTTTAATTGCTCTTTTGTTAATGCACCATATCCACTTCCGCCACCACCTGCTTTTACAGCTTCATTTCTATCTGTTACTCCGTGAAGTTCTGTTCCTATAGCAGCAAAATCATATATGCTAATAGGTTTACCACTTGCGTCAATCATTGGAATATCTCTATTCTTTTTAGAGTCAGCATACGTAAGTTTAACACGACCCGGAGTGCTTACATCAATACCAAGTAACCCTAAACTCTGAGCATTTGGAGTACCTAATAATATATCTGCTGCTGCTTGCTTTTCAGCCGCTGTTTTGCCTGTATATAATTGATTCCAAGCACCTACTGCAGCTTTCCCTGCTTTTCTAGCATCTGCTCTCTCATATTCATATTGAGATGGCTGTCTTGGTTGTGGAGCAAATCCTCCTAAGTCAACCTCTACTTTGCTATCCATTTTAGCTAACAATTGAGTCTTAACCCAATCCTTAGCTTCTTGTTCTTGTGCTTTATAATGAGCACCTGATTCATCTAATATACCAAGACCTGTGCTTGGATTTATTTTTAAAAGCAATTTGCTTGGGTCTTTTTTAGCTAACTCTTTATCATACGTAAATGATGTACCATCATAATTACCTACCTGCATTGTAAGTACAGATGATAAATGATATGGGTCTGCAAAATAAGACTTTACAGTTTCATCTACTGCTTTATTAAATTTATCTACATCATCTTTAAATTGAGGATATTTTGCAGAATCTATTGCTCCTCCTGTTAGTTTTGTAATGCTTCCTGCTTTTGTTTGAGTTGCAATTTCTTGTAATACTTTTATTCTATTTCCTAAAGTTTTAACAGTGCTATTCATTGCCTCTTCAACTTTAAAAGCGGGTATATTTGTTAATATTTTTCCCCTAATAACATTAACAGGAACTACATCATTGGTTAATCTCATTACACCCTGATTGTTTGGGTCAGGTTCTAATATACCAACATTTACAACTCCTGTTGCAGGGTCAATTACGGCTTTTGATTTTGAAAAATCACCAAATCCCTCAACTGATGCCATATTAGCACCTGTTAATGGTTGAAATTCTCCGGTTTGAACACCTTCCATTTTTTGTCTATAATTCTCTTGATATAGTTTTTGTAAATCAAATAACGTATTTGTTCCGTCTATATAGTTTTGTCTTCTTAATGTATAATCCTGCAACTTCATTTTACCCGACTTTAATAACTTGGTATCAATCATTTGCTGCTCCATCATAGAATGAGCATAGTCATTGGTAAACTTATTAGCATCTTGAAATTGACCTTGAGGAGCATTCTGTAAAGTTTGCTGAAACTCACGTGTTGATTTATCAATTGCAGCTTTCTTTTCTTCACGAATCTTTACTTCGTCAGCAAGCATATCAGAGATACCCTTCCCTATTTCAGCCCAATTGACCTGACTGTCCGCACTTCGTTCTGCATATTTATAATATGTTGCCATAGTTAATTTCTTTTACCGTATATATCAAAAGGATTGTTATACGTAGATGGATTATAAAATCTAAAATCTTGTTGTTTTTGTAAATAAAGAGGCATTGGGGCTTGATAACCTTGAAAAGGTGCTTTAGCAGATGCTCCTATTGGACTAATATTAGCAGGCTGAAGATTTGGATTAATAGTCTGAGGAGCAGCAGGCATAGTTAAATTTGCTTTAGGCATATATTCGGGCTGTCCTAGTGATGTAGCACTTACGCCACTTACATCGGCTGCACCTGCACCATACAATGGAAGAGCAGCGGCTGCTTGTTTTGCAAAACTTGTTATCCCTTGCACGCCTTGTTCTATTGATTGTGCTCTTAATCTTTCTGCATTTGCTGCAGCTAATTGAGCACCTTCTACTTCGCCTAAATCTAATTGAACACCAACATCACGTAAACGACTTTCTTCCGCTAATTGTTTGTTTTCTAATGCCATCATCTCTTGACCCATAGCTGTTCTAACTCCTGCTTGTCCTTGTTGTTGTGCTAATTGAACACGACCCGCTGTTGCAGCAGCACCTCTTTCACTCTCTACGCCTGCTTGAATAGCTTGAGCACCCTGAGCCAACAATGCTTCTCTTTCTAATTCGTATGGTTCTTTTTTTATGCCTTGTGCAGCATAAAAGTTTGTTTCTAATTTTTTACGTGCATTAGCCATAGCCTCATCAGCATCTTTTTCAGCTTGACGCTGTGCTTTTTTTTGCTTGCCTGCCTGAACAAATGACATTGTAGTTGTAGCTGCCGTTGCTGCCAAACTTGTAGCTGCTGCTATTGTTGCTGCTGTTGCTGCTGTTATTGCTGCCATATTATAATTTTTTTATCATTTCTGTTGTGTAATTATCTCCTTTTTCATAGCCTAATTCCTGATACGTATTTATAAGACTTTCGTTTTTTATTAATGCATAAATATATTTATTGCCTGCCGTCTTGCATATATCTGTTAATGCTGATACCAATAACTTAATGGCGTCTTTTCTTTGTGGCTTCTTAGTATATTCCTTGTTCGATATTATCCAATCTACCCAAGCTACCTTTGAATTAGTGATATACATAAACCCTGCACAAACCGGAACCTCATCATCTAAAACCATTATCCCTCCCTTACCATCACGAGGAAGAAAATCTCTTGGAGGAGCACTCCATCCCCAATCTTTCCACCATCCTACAAGTATCTCATCGTAGTCTGTTTCGTTCAGTTCTCGTATATATAATTCCATATTCTTACAAAGATATTAAATTTAAGGAAAACTTTTCATAACATCTGACTGCACCGCAAACAACTCAACTTTACTTGTAGAAGTGTTTGATAGTGTAAATGTACAATAATGTCCTAACACCCCGTGAGACTCAGCTACTGAGTTTTTAATGTACAAGAAAAACGCATCTTGTATTGGTATAGGTGTTGTTCCTGAAATTGTGCTATCTATAGTAAGTTGATTGATTGCATTTGGCGTGTCAATAGTTATTGCTGTTACCTTACCCGCAAGTATTGGTGTCACATAAGGAGATACTGAATAGTACAAATAGTCCCCAATACTAATAATGCTTCCTATTTCTACAGCAAACTTAACTATAACAGCCACGCCTGAACCCGTTACTTGGTAGCTTTTACCAATACCATTAACACTTCTAAGTGCAAGTTCGCCAACTGAGTCGTTTCTTATAAACGCAAAAAAAGCAGCTTCCTTTTTTGAAAACCAATTCACGTCTATAAATCCTGAGTACTGTAAGTCTGTCTCTAATGTCGCAGCCCAAGCAGCATCCCCTTGTATGTTAATGGTCTTAAATAGCTTGTTTTCAAGGGGTGCTGTGTTAAATACACTTTGTATAGACGAAGCCGTAAAAGTGCCGTAGAATGTGTTCCTATTAGCATTTACGTTATGTCTGTAAAGATTACCACCTTTGAACGTGTAAAAATAGTTGTTCATCCCTATCATAAAGTCAGGATTGTAAGAGTAGAAGGATACCCATCCCCCTACTAAATCGCTATATGATAATGTATAATTTGACATAGTTATTTATTAGCAAGTTACATAATTTGTAAGTTCTCCTGTAGCGTCAACTTCTCCTGCATAGTTTGTAGTACCATTTGTAAATTTACGCCATCCCACACCACCAACATAAGGAGTTGTTAAAGCCAAATCGGTATAAAAAATCATTGTAACAATTGGAACCGTATATCCCGGTAGTGCATAAATAGTAACTGATGGGCTTCCTGTAGTGCAGGCAAGAATCGATGAACCTGTTGCAAATGAATCAATAGTATATACCTCAGGATTACAAGCACTCTCACACCCTTCTAATGTAGCATATGTTCCGCTACCATCTCCCGGGTCAACGCAAACTCCGTCTATACAGTTGTATGACTCACCTGAACCACATACCGCTTGGCAAGCCACTAATGTTGCATATGTTCCGCTACCATCTCCCGGGTCTGTACAAGTTCCTTCAACACAGTTATACGAAACGCCATCACACGCAGGGCAAGTTTGTTGTGGTAATAAAACACACCCAACCTGCTCTCTTGTAATTACTCCATCTGAATAGAATCCATCCGCAGCACAAGTTGCTAGTGTGCTATTTGTAAACACGGCAGTTGCCGAACCAAGTGATGGTGCATTTAAATAATATACTGAACTTGTTGCCATTTTTTATATTTTATTTTAATTATACAGGACAAGTAGGTGGTGTTACATTCTGTGCAGTTAGATTTACTAATCCGTGAACAGGGGTTGGGCTAACTAAATAGTCCTCATAACCCTCTACGTTAGTAATCTCTCCACTTGTAAATATTGTTCCGCCACCTATTATATCACATAAGTTAAATTGTATAATGTTTCCTGAACCTGACACCCACTCACCACGGATGGTGTAAGGTAACTCGCTTATCAATGGATATATTGTTCCACTTTGAGCACTTCCTGCTGTAGATGTTACGCTTAATATTTGAGACATCACGTTATTATATATCGTTAATGCTCCACCTGATTGCTGACCAACGTTCCAATCTAATGTAACCGTTGTTGGTGCAGCACAATTGGCTTCACAAGACTCTAAGTTATCATACGTTCCTGTTCCATCTCCCGGGTCTATACAATTACCATCAATGCAATTATATGAAATAGGGGATAATTCACAACCACAACAAGCATCTTCTGTATTTAAATTTGAATAACATAGTTCTACAGCTACTGAAGACCTAAAATCCCATACTAAATACAAATAAGTTTGAAGAGCAGGCACCGTAAAGTTTGCATAATTATTACTGCCACCACCTTGATTAGGCGTAGCAATTGTTGTTAATGCTAACAATGAATTTATGTTTGCCGTAGTATTGTTATATAAAGTATTGCTAACAAGATATCTAAATTTATCGGTAGCAGGGTTAAACACAAAAGTATCAGTAGCAAGTTTATTTGAAATCAAACTCATTGTGCTTCCTGCAGGAGGGAAACCACCCGTACCTACATAATTTGTTGTTATATTATATAACGATACAAGCGGATTCGTTGTTCCACTAGCAAATGTCACAAATGTTGATTGTAATGGAGATGTAAATGAACCACTTACATACCTATACTGACTATTAATGGTTTGACCTGAATCATAATCATTAGTAAGTACAATTTGAACAATACTTAATGATGCAGCTTGAACACACTCTACCTCTACGCTTAATGTAATATCGCCTATATAAGTTATTACAAGAGTTACAGTTTCTACTGATACATTATTCTTATTAAAAGTCAACGTACCACTTGTAGTAACTACTCCTGTAGAATAAGCTATTGCATTGTAAGTCGCCACTATTTGGAAATTACCACTTGCACTTATTGAAGAAACAGTATAGTTAATGTCTGTGTTTCCTACAGTTGGACCTAAGTCAACGCAATAAGTTGTTGTTGCACTTGTAGCAGATGACAATGTAAATGTCTGAGTAATACCACAATTTATACACTGAGGATTTGATGGTATAGCGATAGTGTTACTTGTTAAAACATACTCATTCATATAAGGGTCAAAACCACCAAGTTTTTGAGTATTAAAAGATTCATTAAATGTATCTCTAAACCAAGTCCTCATATTCATTTCAGACACAACTTTTAGTTCCTCACTAGAATATGAAGTTCCACGTAGTTGGATAACAGCCCCACGCTTTACGTCAGTAAAATATCTATCGTATCCCCATTGAATATAACTCTCAGGATTAAAACTAATACCATACTTTTCGCTACGAGCAATCTGTGTGCCTAATACCTCAGGAACTGAAGCCACAACACCACCGCCCGTAGAGTCTGACAATAAATTTTTATCAGCTAATACGTATGAAATCTTATCTTCTTGTAATACAAGGACGTCCGTTTGTCTTCCGTCTAATATAAATATCTCTCCAAAAGATGGCTCACAAACTTTATAGTTAAGCAACCCTAAATTAAATTCATTTAATTTATTTACGTTTGACTCAGCACTATATATGCCACTATATGTAATATCAGCAAATCTATCTGCTGCCTTATAGTCTTGAGCGGAAACGCTTGTCACTCTGTTTCCAAAGTTAAAAGAGTTCCCAATGATTGAGTCACGAATCTTATAACTCTCTGCCCCGTTTCCAAATGCAAAACAATTAAAAAACTTAGTATCAATTATAGCAGATGTACCTGCTCCTATATTTTGGTTTTGGATGTTACCCATATGGTTACCACCCGTAATAGCAAAAGACATTTCATTTTCAAAAAATACATCAGGAAGAGCGTCAGTTGGTTCTGTTTCAAATATTAAATTCTTTTCAGAACGGAATACGGTAATATTAACCTCAACATTAGAAGCACGTGAACCGGGGAAGTTAATTCCCGGACAACTTCTAGTGCCTGTTATCATTAAATACAATTCATTCGTTGTCGGATTCCTGTAAAATTGATAATAGTTAATTCCACCATCAGTAGGAACTACGGGATTTCCCGTGCCCGCAACAAATGTATTTTCAGGTATAGCATCTCCACAAGAAGCATATCTAAGACCATCATCTAAAAATTGCTCTATATTATCTCCAACAAACCAATCATACATATTATCATATGTAGTTGAAGAAACAAGTGTTTTTTCTAAAGTATTTGTTCTCTCTTCACACTGACATCCGCTACCATTTCTAAATTGTTTTATATCTAATACAATTCTGCTTCCTGCAGGAACTGTGTAATCAGAAAACTCCCAAGTTGGATGAGCAGGGTCGAATCCTGCTGTTTGAGCAGTATTCATTGGATAATCTAAAATAGGGAAAGTACCCGGTCCAATTGGTCCCGGACTTGCCGCTCTTGCTGTTTTTTTACCCGGAGCAATAATAGCATTCTCATCTTGAACTGTATTAAAGCTATTTGGGTTTATTTTCATATAAACTCCCGCAGGAATTGGTATAAATACTGAAGGGTCTAATTCAGTTGGTATTTCAATAAAGTCTGACGCTTGAGAGGACTTCTCAAGAACAGTTGCATATACGCAAGATGATGTTGCTCCACTTGAATCAGCTTTCACAATTAATCTATCTCCTGCTTCTACCTTTCTTGCATTCTCTCCTTCTAATAAAAAGTATGCATTGTTGGTTAAAGGGTCTTGGAAGAATATGCTACAATAAATTGTCTCATAATTCTCTTGGTCAGGTTTTATTACAAACTTATACCTAGTAGCCCATCCCGGAGGTTTTTGAGTAGCAGGTATTGTTACTTTGATTGAATTTTTAAATGCAGACAATCCACAAGGAACGTGCTCTGTATTATTAGGACTAACAAGAGCAGTTGATGCTCTATTAAACTCATCCATATAAACTATACCAATCTCATAATCACGATTGCTATGTAAACTCTGAGGATTAGCTACTTCTTGAAAAGTAGCCTCTGCTAGAACAACTTGATAGTACTCATAAAAAGTTTGAGTAGGGCTAGGTACATTATTAACAAATTTTTGTGCAATAAATTGGAATCCAATCCAATTACTGCTTGGGCTTGTTACAATACCAATAGGTTGTGCAACTGCACTTATACCACTTCCTATAGCTGTATTTGAATCTAAAGTATTTGGCAACAAGCAGTTAACTGAATCAGTAAATGTTGTTCCTGTACAAGCGGTTGCAAATGATTGAATGTTTGCTGATGTACCAACTGCAGTTTGAAACTCTACACTTGTCGCTAATGCATATACAGATGTGTACGTTTTAGTTAAAAAAAATGAAAAGTTTAAACTTACGTCAGTAGTTTCTTGTGTAGGGAATGGAGTTTGACCTGAAAATTGAGCGTGCTCAATTGTTACTGCCAAACTAACAGCAGAACCTGCAACTAAATTTTGACCTGTTAAATCAAATGAAACTATTGAACTTGGAACACTTACGCTTCCGTCAATATTATAATTTCCTGTTGAAGTAGCATCATTTATATTAGAATTACCAATAGGTAATGAAACCAAATCAGTAGTATATTCAAACTTAACGGGAACACCATATTGGTCTACCAAATCGTATCCTTCAATGTAATTACCATACATCAATCTATTTCCCATAATAGTCTGAGCCTTAGCGTATCTAGGTACGTTATCATACAATCTTAATAATTCAGACTCAGATAGTATTGTAAATATTTTACTATTGGTAAATATATATTGGTATTCTGTATTATTTGCAAGACCTAAGTTAGCCTTGTCAAGTTTTTCAATAACTTTTATAACAGTACCATCTGCTCTTTTAAATAGCAAATCAACACCAACTACAAGAGAACTTCCTGAGTTATATGTAATTCTTGCTGAGTTGCAGAAGTTGGTCATACCCTCATTTAAAAAACTCTCAGTACTAAAACTAAACGCATTAGGTACAAAAGCAGGTTGAGACCACTGAGATGTAGCACTATACTCTCCGTCAATATATTTGTATCTATAAGCAAAACAAATAAATCTTGTAGTTAAAAAATTCTCCTGTCCATTAGTTACAATAGGCTCTACATCAGGAGATTCTACCGGTGGCTTCTTAATCACAAGCAAAGATTCTGCTGTAAATTGGTCTATATTAGATACGGGGTTAGCGTAATTTCTATTGGTATTTATAAATCTAGGTGCATTGTAGTCATCCGTAAAAAACAATAAATCGTTTAATATATTTACACCCGTAATCAAATAACTTGGGTTAAAGTTTAACACAGTATTAACGTTTGCACCATCGTTAATGCTTATTACGTGATAGGTTAATATGTTGGTAAAAACGTTAAAAGAAACAATTAGGTCAAGTTTACCTGTAGCACCTACCGGGAAAGCTGAGTCGTGAACAAACCAATATATGGTTTCATTTGCACTATCCTCAATTGCACCGATACATCTTGCTGATGAACTAAGAGATGTTCCATTATATTTTAATGTAGTAAGAGAAAGATTACCTTTTGTATTCTCTATTACTCCCATCTCAGCGTTCTCGGTTGAACCCATCCTAATATTCATAGCGTCAACATACTCACCCTCAGGAAGCAAACGTTCGTCTACTACCTTATTCATTCTACCTGCTATGAAGTTTCTTGTAAAATTTGCCATTTTATTTTATTTGCTTGTCCATACCTCTCATATTCATTAAGAGTCTACCGGGATGAATGTTACTGATTCTTATTTTAGCATTACTTAACAAAGCCTTTCTTTTTTTACGAGAACGGGCAACAATATATTCTTGGACACCAAGTTTAGAACTAAGTATCTCATATTCAACTGCTGCATAAATATATGCTTCAAATAACTTATTTACCGTAATCAAAGAATTGTCTCCCTGCTCCATACCATCAGACACATACTCAAGAATACAAGACAACCCCGACATCGATGAGTCAAAGTTAATAACTCCTGACTTTCTATCAATATTAAAAGTAGGATTAAAATTTGCAGTCTCTGTATTTAGTCCATATGCCGCCCCAATGTTTGCTTCAAAATACCACATCCCATCGTAGTTCCATCCTAACTGCCCATTATATTGATTACCTTGATTAAGGTAAATACTCTTTTTTGTTTTAGCTAATCTCTCCAAGTCAATAGTTGAGTATTGTGGAGATAAAGCATTCCCGTATTGGTCAAATAAAATACGACCCGTATTGTCTTGAAGATAAGCCTTAGATGAAAGTGTTTGAATATTCTCGGTTAAAGGTCTAAGCCAACCATCTTTGTATAAAGATACACGCACCCAATTGACATAGTCAGAAGGTAAAATAAATCTTAATGTGTCAGGAACAGTTAACTCTAATACTTTAATTTCTTTAAAAGCATCATAATTTAATTCCTGAATAGCACGCTTTGCGTGAAATAATATTTTATAACGTTCTTCGTTATTAACTAAAGAATGGTTTCCTGCATACATCAATAAGAAGTTATTGACTATGTCAGTTAGGCTAATGAATTGATAAGACCCCCAATTGGCGTCCTCAGGTACTACACCTCCATTCTCGTAATATTGATACTGTGATATATATGCCATATCTTAAATTTTTATGGATTTTGTTCTTGTTGTTCTTTCGCCATACTAAATTGTGTAACCTCAGTCTCACGAATAGATACACCACAATACTGAAGAATCCTTGTAATTAACTTATATTCATCTTCAGGAGGCAGTTCAAAGTCTTGATAATCATTTTGAGATTGGTCAAACACCGGCTCACCATTAGTAAGTGTTATATATGTCCATTTTGGAACTGCAGGATACCTAAAATAGGTTGATTCTACTTGCCCCTTATTACTTATAGTTGTAGGATAAAAAGTCAATTCTGAGCCTTGTAATGCGTAAACAGGGAACTCATTTGTTGGTTGCGTTAAATTTGAATTAACCAACAACGTAAGTTTATTATTAATTACCTTTTCCGCTTGAACATTAGTAGATGAAGAAAAAACTCCATAAGAGTTTGCAGAAGCTAAAAATATATTTGAGTCTAATGCTAATACGGTATTACTAACTACTGATGTTACGGTAGATACTAAGCCTGTTGTTATGTTAGTAACAACGTCACCTGCTGAAATATCATCTGATAAAAATGTAGCAGTACTATCAACTAACTGACTACTAACTACGGATGTATTTGTTCCTGTTTTCAATGTAACCGGTCTACACTTAACGTCCAATAACATATAAGTATAATAACCTGTTGTCGCAGGAGTAGGCATTGAGAATTTGTTAGCAGCTATTTTTGTTAAATAGTCTGTTCGTAGAAAATATTCTAATACTTCTGCTGTTGGTTGTTCCATATCAGCATAGTCTACACCCGACAATCGAGCATTTTCTGCATTTATAACCTTATTGTAACTATTAAAATACTCCTCATAAATTTCCATCTGTGCATTTTGAGCATACAGATTGAAATCAGAAGGAGAGATATATCCATAGTTGTTCTTATTCAACACAGACAATACCGCATTTCTTACTGAGTTTATCATTAGTTCTTTTTTACAAATATACATAAAAAAAAGAGGGCACAATCAGTACCCTCTCTAACCTATCAATCTATCAATAACCAAATATATCTACGACAAAGTTGCTTCTAACATTTTTAGCGAATCTATGCCTTCATCACTTTGTAAGAAATGGGCTACCATACTAAAAGGGTCTTCTCCAAAAGGAACCGACAACATCTTCTTTTTATTAGTAGCTGTATTAAACCATACTTCTTTCTCGCCATTTCTTAATACCAATAACTTGTTTTCAAAAAATGTACGGACTTTGGCTTGGAATTTTAATTCAGGGTCATTCAATATATTTAAAAACTCTCTTGGGTCTCTTTTAGCAAATACCAATATATCACGCTTTAACTCAGCAGTAGATACGGTAGATGGGTCTTTACCAAACATCACTCTTGTTAGAGTTTCAATTTGGTCAAGTGTAAGCTGACGAGCCTCCACTAAGGCATCAACTTCAATGTTTAAATCTTCAACCTCAGCACTTGCGTCTTTCTCTTTGTCTATTTCAACAAAAATATTGCCATTTAATGGATGGTAATGTAAAAACTGCTGTAGTACGGGGTTTGTTCTTGGCACTCTTAAGAACCCATCTTCAAAGATGATTGGTTCAATAATAGCATTCCCATCTTGTTCGTCCTCGAAAGGAGACTTCTGATTTATGGAATACCTAAGAGCACGGTTTTGGTTGTTTTTCTCGTCAAACCACATTAGTGGGAATCGAGGATGGTTTCTTGACGCTAACGTATATGATAGCGGATTACCTATTTTTAATCTGTAAACTTTATCTACAGAAGATATAACTTTTGACATTTTTATAAGATTTAATTTGATTTAATTTAAAAAAAGGAGAGTGTCTTTGAAGACACCCTCCAATTATATTTACCACCTATTATCCATAACGGAATAACACGAAGTTGTTAGCACCCAAGGTACATACGCAACGCTCAGAAAGGAAGTTAACCTCCATTGCATCTAAGTCGCTTGTAGCGGCACCACCGGCAGAACCTGTAATCCAAGTCTTGTATCTGCGGTCTTCAGCTTCAGAAGCACGGTAACGAACGTGTAAGAAAGGACGCTTAGCATTCTTTCCCATTATTTGGTCGTACACTGAAGTAGAACCTGCAGGAACCATTAAACCTGTAATAGTACCGGTTGCAGTTGCAGCAGCACTGCTTAAACCACCACGCATTGTTGGGTCATTTAAGTATTTCCAATCAGACTTGTAGAAATCATAACCTCTACGGAATCCTGTGAAACCTAAATTTAACGCCATATCAACATCGTTATCGAAAAGACCGTATGAAGCTGATTGAGAAGCACTACCTGCGGTATAGCCATTCAATTGAGCCAACATATTGTCAATATCGAAACTCAATCCACGATTTACGAATACTACGTTCTCTTCGATAGCACCTTGCTTATCTAAACGAGAAACGATAGAATCCCAATCAGATAAAGTTGTTGGAGTACCACCACCCCAAACGTTACCACGATTGTTTACAACGTAGAAAATACCTTGAGAACCAATAAAGCCTGCAGTTGCAGCACCTGAAGCAGATGCAGCGGGAACAGCTTCAATCATTGAAGTCTCTAAGTAATCTTCAAAACGTAAACGAGTCTCGTGCTCTGATTTCAAATACCACAAGTAACCTGTAGCACCGTTCTCAGTAGTAACTTCAACCCAACCGATTTGAGCCATATCTGAACCATTAACCGCATACTTATCTTTAATGATAATAGGGTTGTTGCTGTAGATATCATCTTCTGATTCTAATGAACCAACCATTCCGTTAGTTCCTTTCTTAAACTCAGAACCATAAATGAATACGGTACAAGCTGTAGAAACAGCGAATGCTTGACCTGCAGTCTCGTAGTAAGCTACTGTGAAAGTAGTTGCTGAAGGAACTGCAGTTACGATAGCCTTGTTGAAAACACCTGTTGAGTTGTTTTGAATCATCAACGTTTGTCCAACACGAATAGCGATATAAGTCACACCACTATCAGCCACAGTAAAAGTAGCTGTTGAAGCTGCTGCTGCTGCTGCTGAAGTACAACTTGTGTACTTAATGTGTAAACGTCCTTGTTCTGCCCATTTGATTTGGTCAGAATTAGAAGGCATCTCTGCTCCTACCATACGTAAGAAAGATGCGATTGTTCTATTACCATAACGCTCAAATTCTTTCTCATAAGTATCAGGAAGATACTGATTTAAGAAGTCGAAGTTGGTAATGTAGTTTGTTTGTAAGGCTACCTGTTCTGCAGAAGGCTGCAGGGCGAAGGTAGGGTTACTTAAAAGTGCACTTGCCATTTTTTTTAAATTTTATTGTTTATATTTTTTTTATACTGCGTATTTTCAGGTTTCGTCCTGAATCAGGGTTTAACGCTTTCACCTGCATTCCATTCGTTGATTTGCTAACCTCGGGTGCTTTACGCTCTGACATATTGATGTTTTTGGTTTTACGCATAACATCTTCAGTAGCATCAGATAACCCTTGTTCATAAAAGAATTTAGCAAATTTGTCAGGATGCATTGCTATCGACAATGACCTATGATAGCCTGCTGCGTCTTTCATCAAACCTTGCCCATCTAAGAACTTGTTAATAAAGTTCTGTGGTGTAGCTTGGTTCTTTTTCAACTCACTAGCGTCTCCGGGAGCAAACGTGAACTTCTTGTCATTAACATTGAACTCAAAACCTTTGAACTCTCCGCTAAAAACATCGTTCGTCTTTTGGTCAAACCATTGACGTTTACGATTGTTCTCCTCTTCTATGGTCTTTGCCTGTTGGGTATATTGCTTATAGCTGTCGTATATTTCTTTCTCCTCATTTGGAATAAATGCCGTTCTTGACTCAAGGGGCATTTTATATTGTTCCTTTTGGGAAGTGAAATATTTCTTGGCTTCAGCAAGAACTTTCTTTTTTGCGATTTTTGCCTTTTTAACGGTTGACTCATCATCTAAATCAGTGTCAAACTTGTACTCATCCATTAACGTCTCAATGTCATCACTATCAAGACCTTCCTGTGTGGAAGAAAGGTATTCTTTAAGGAGTTGGTCAGGACTCATTGTATCAAAGTCTTTATTTAACTTTAAAAAATCGTCAAACCCACGTCCCGTATCCTTTTTGTATTTCATATAAGCAGCTACATCTTCAGGCAATTGCTCAGCTTCTTTACGCTCAGCTACCAATTCATCCAATGAATTTATCTGCTTATTATATCTCTTACCAATATATGAAAGAACATCTTCATCCTTTAAATCAACACCTGCAGGTACGGGGTCTATTATAACCTCTTTATCTGCTTCATTATTTTCTTGACTTAACGAATCTTCGTGTTTATCAAGTAACTGCTTCTCTACTTCTTGAACACTTTTTGGTTCAAGCATTTCTACGGCTCTAACTTTATATTCCATTTGATTTGATTTTATTTATACAAAAATAGATAAAAATTTCGACATTTTAACGAGGCTCAAATTCAGCTAAATCAAAACCATCCAAGCTATCCTCATTTGATTCAAAACTTATTGGAGGTAGATTGTTCTTCCTTTGATTAATTAATTTAGATTGTTCTGTATTTTGTTGGCTAATTCTTTTGGCTTTAGCATCTTCTTTTGTCTGCTCTCTAGTATTTATATTACTTGTCTCCATACCACGAAGCTGCAAATTATAATCAAACTCCTCACGCATTAGATAAGATTTCATCTCTGCTTCTTTCTCCATTTTTTGAATATCAAAAGCTACCTCTGCTTGTTTAATCTGCATCTTAGACCTTGTCTCCAAGTCAATCTTCTGCATTGCAACCTGTCCTGCCATTTCTTGAGACTTTAATTGTTGCTGAGCAATCATTGCTTGCTTCTGCATTTCATTCTTCTCTAAACGCTCTTGAGTCTTAATACGCTTCATCTTTAATAATTGATTAGCAAGTTTAATGTTGCGAATCTCACGTATGTCAATTGCGTCTTCAAGGTTAATGTCACCTTTAGACAATGCCATTTGGATATTGCCTTCTAATTGTGCTTTTTGCTCTTCATCAGGTGAAACCTCAATGAATATACCAAAGTCATAAATATATAAGTCTTTAATCTCGTCTAATATAGATACATTGTATTTACCAATTTGATTAGCAAACTCATCTTTAAAGTCAGCATATTGCAAAATGTCTGCAACTCTATAAGTTAAAGCCTCTGCTAATGAACGATAAACATACAAAGAACCATCAAGTATATGTCTTGTAGCAGTATTTGAGTTTAATGCAGCCATCTTTTGCAGACCAACTAATGAGTTAGGGTCAGGATTAGAGCCATCTCTCGCTTCGTTAAGACCGGTCACAGACCTAATCATATCAACGTAGTGGTTCATATTAGTAATCAACATCTGCGTTTTAGCAGCACCTGAGTTAGAGTTTAACTGAGTGATAGGCACTCTTGC